AACCAGATTTCCAATGCTAATTATGGATTTTCAATTTATCCCACATGGATAAATTCAACGGCAGGGAACCAGAACGGACCCGAGTATCAATTAACATTGACGGCGATTGCAAGAACGACGCAGTAAATTTTGATGTATATATCTCGAAACACATAACCTATCGAAAATAACAGCGGAACACTACACTATAACTACCGACCCCGCATAGACTTACCCAGTGTAACAAATGTATCAAATGTAAACAGGAAAAACACACCCGTAGCAATGTACAGGAGCATATCCTGTGTTGTGTTGGGTGCATAGCCTGTGCGATTCTGTTCGATCAGACGCAGAATGCGATCGAGTTTGGAATCATCACCACCGCCACCGCTCATGCCGAAATGCTCACGAACCCGAGCCCGGTCAAAGGTGGGCAGGCGGGGATCCAGTGGGGCATCCGGAAGGGGCTTGGCCGGCTTGGCCGGCGTGGCATTGAAGGAGACGGTCTCCGGATCCTTATCAAGAGGAAGCGAGGGCGTCACGGACTTTATCAGTTCAGCATGCTTCTCGGACTGATCCGGTCTTTCGGCAGTGAACGTCTCCTTCTTTTCGGGGTGCTCGGCCGTCACTTTTGCCCGCTGGCCGAAGGGGCTGCCAAAGGCATCTTCAAGGCTCGAGTAGTTCATACTCCACTTGTTCAAAGAAACACAGAAAAATATGAGGGAACTATAAATGCTGTCTCCTCGTACTGAACTCTTTGCGGTTGGTGCGTTGATCGCCTACCTCGCGTTTATCCCGAGCATTCAAGCTGTTCGCGAGCTGCTGGCAAGCCCGGTTGGAAAGGCGGCGGCCCTTGCTGGAATTATCTACGTCCACAAGTACGTGAGCTGCTCGGTGGCGCTTCTGCTCGTGATTGCGTACCTGCGTTGCTCGCGGACGAGCTGGGAGGGCTTCACGACCCCGACGGCCACTGTTGCGCCCACCGTGACATGCCCGGATGGATATGCGCTGGATGCCGTGACAAATAGCTGCAAGCCGGTGTCGGCAATGTCCGGAAGCGTCCCCCCTTCGTCCTCTGGCTCTCTGCCGGGTGCGAGTGTAACCACGCCGCCGCCTAGACCCGGCGTCAGCACGGCGCCGATGACGACCCCGATGCCCACGATGCCGCCGGTTGGTGCTCCGCCCACAATGGGCGGTGTTCAGCCGTCCGGCGGGTCTTCCTCCACGGTTTCGCCCGTCTAAACTCTCGGCATAGGATAATGAAGAAGCCGACGGTCCTGGATGCCATCAACTCCAACAAGTTTTTTATCGGCGTCATGATGATCCTGCTGAATATCGGGTCTCGTCACCTGGTTGATGAGTTCAGTGGTGATGAAAAGGAGTACAATCGCAATATCCTGCTGAGACGCATTGCGATTTTTGCCGTGTGCTTCATTGCCACACGCGACGTTGTTCACTCTACCCTTCTGACCGCTGGATACATTATCATTGCCTCGGGTGTCTCTCGTCGCAGCGCCGAGGGCATGACCAATCCCGGCAAGGTAGATCCGGGTGTCTCCAAGGCAGATCACCCGGCCTACGATAAGTCTGCGCCTCTGCTGTTTCGTAAAACGGATTGAGTTTAAGCAACTGAGTAGACAGTTGCATCATGGATCTTCATGCACTCTTTCTAACACCACGCCCAGACGGACAAAGTCTCTTTGACCTCTTCCTCGCAGAATGTCACAAGTGGTACAATCAGCCTGCTCACACCTTTACCGAGATGCGAGTACGAGACAACAAGAAGGTGCGTGGCGATGTCTTTGAAGAGTTCTGCGTCAAGTATCTCAGGCATGTACGAAAGATGAATACCGTTTGGCTCCTCAAGGATGTTCCCGAGGAACTCTTGACCACACTAAGCCTTCGCCGCCCGGATGTCGGAATCGACATCGTGGCTGAAAAGGATGGAAAGTACTATGCCGTTCAGTGCAAGTACAAGACACATGTATCGCACAAGAAGAACGTTGTGACTTGGAAGCAACTGTCTACGTTTTATGCGCTGGTGTTGCGCACTGGACCCTGGGCACAGTATATCGTCATGACAAACTGTGACTATTGTCGGCATATGGGAAAGAAGACGCAGAAGGATGTATCCATCTGCCTAAAGACATTTCAAAAGATCACGCAAGAGGAATGGGTTCAGATGTGTGAGCTAAAGGGAGAGGCAGTTGGGCCGGCAGTTACGCTGACACCCGAAGAACTACGAGCGGCGCGTCTTGCGCGCTTTGCGGTGCCTGCGAGCAGTCCGGCGGCGTCCACCCTGGCGCCAAGTATGGAACATGTCATCTAACCCGCCCAGGATCACGATCAACTTATTTCTCGTAGGGAGGCCTCGTCGCACTCCACTTTTAATCTGTCGTTCGGCTTCTTCAACTTTTTGGTTCACCCAGCTCGGAACAAATCCGGGCGGTGCCACAGGCCCCGCAGGCGCAATCGGGGCGTCTTTAACGCCATCTTTGATTCTCTGAAGAATGTTACTCTCTGAAACACGTGCTTCGTAATTATCCTCTATCAATTTTGGAAGATCCCGTTCAAGTTCTCTAAGACGCTGACTTGCCTCACTCTCAGCTCCACCGCGCCGCCGCCGACCCGCGTATTTGTTAAGCACTGTGGCATTGGCAAGGAGCTCATCTTCTGCAGCCTCTAATTCAACGCGAAGTTCTGCAGCATAGTCAACTGCTCCGGGGCTTCCGACCCCTGATGCTGGAGTATCCGGTTCCTCCGCATTTTCAATTTTGTTGATCTGCTGCTTAAGCGACGCAATCTTGGCTTCAAGAGCACTTCTTTTTTCCAAGAGCGGAGTTTTTGCTGCGGCCTTTTCTTCAGGGGTCATCTTATTCCTTGTTACGTTTTTTAATGCTTGCGGGCTGTGAGGGCCCTTGTGGCCCGTGTGAGCCGGCGTCTAGTGTGACGACGACGGGACTTGCGGCCTCCCTTCTTGCGGCTTAAAGCTGCATTCGCCGCATCCCGAGCCACCTTTGCGTGCTCTGTCTCGGCCAGCGCATTTCTCAGTGCCGCCTCCTGCATAGCGTCCATCTCCTTCTTTTCAGCATCAGTGGGCTTTCTTGCGGCCGGCGGACGCTCGTGTTTGGGAAAAACTATGACGCTTCCTGCGGGCATTTATTCTACGCGCAGATTTAAACACGGCGACGGGCCGTGCGTCTGCGACGGGTCTTGCGGCGCCCGCCCTTGCGAACTGCAGCGTCATACGCATCATTCGCCTCCTTGGTGCTTTTTCCATCCTCGAGGGCCTTTTCATATGCCGCAAGTCCCTTTTTGTTGTCTTTCATTTCCTTGAGTACTTGGATCCCACGAACTCCACGACGAGCAGTAAGCCCCTTGTGGCCTTGTTTTTCGTCATTCGCGTAATCTACGTGCTCCTCATGGGCAACGGGGCTACTAGGCATTTACCCTATACGCACATTTAAAGCTTGATTACAACGGAGTTCTTGCCGGTGGATCCCGCATTCTTCTTCGGCCCACTTCCACGAAGAGCTGACGCAGGTGTCGCCGGGGGAGGACCGTTGCCCGGAGGAACAATGACCGACTGCTTGATGTTCTTCAGAAGCTCATCAATGTTCGGCGGAGACCGCATCTCCGGAGCCGGTGTCGGTGCCGGTGCCGGAGCGGGAGCAGGCGCAGGAGGAGCCTTGACCTTGGCACCACCACCGATCTTGACCTGCTTATCGGCGGCAGGCTGCTTCGGGATCATGGAGGGAGGAGGTGCCGGCGGCATGCCCGACTGCATAAAGCTCATCAGTCCAGCAAGAGGGTTCGTGGCCTGAGGAGGAGGGGGGACATTGGCCGTTGTGCGCATCTGCTGTGTCTGGTTCTGCATGGCCGCAGCCGCCAAGCTACGAGCAATGTCGGGGTTCTGGCGCATGATATCATCAATGTTCGGGATCGGTGCCTTGCGAGTCATCTGGTTGGTCAGGTGAACCATGTAGATCATCATGCATGCGCGCATCGGGATCTTGACAAGCGGGTGCATCTTGAGATTCTCGCCATACTGATCATACAGCTCCTCAAAATCATCCTCAAGGTCCACCACATTCATCTGTGCGGACTCGGAAAGACCGTCCAGCTGCAGGCCAAATGCCTTCAGCAGCGTCACGTGCTTGGAGCCATACTCCAAACCGCTCATGGCCGTCACGAACCACTCCGAGAACTGCTTGATAGTGGCGTCCATTGACTTCTCGCGCTTGATGAACTCCAGTTCCAGCTTCATCTCCTCAAGCGGGGAATCCATGGTAAAGCGCTTGCGCATCGGCACGCCCATCTTGGAGAGACGCTCAAACTTCCGGAGCACCTCATACTTTTCCTTCATCAGCGCCTCATCCGACACTCTGCGAGGAGCAACCTGAGGTGCATAGGGCTCGGCATTGAAGTTCATTGTGCCACCCATGCTGATCGGCCCAGTTTCCTCCGCCGAAGGAACAAGCTTCGGCCCCGGCGTGGAGGCAGGCACATCATCAAACGTAATCGTGGGGAGATCCACCGTCTCCAGATTAGCGATTCCTGCGGATTGTGCGTTTACGAGGAGATCTATGTCCATTCTTACTTCTTGTCTTGGGCTTCCTTCTGAAAGTTAGAACGCGACGACGACCCGAACCTGCCTTCCGAGCCCGAGCCCGAGGGGTCTCAACCTGCTCCCCGGCCGCACGCCTACGAGCCCGATCTGCAGCACGCCGAGCATGGAGTGCAGCGATCTCGGCTTCTTCTGCTTCGGTCGTGTCAACGGGCTCGCCGGCCGCACGTTTGCGAGCTCGTTCTGCAGCATGCCTTTCGTGTAATGCACGAAGTTCGGCCTCTTCTCGCTCAATTTCAGACGCATCGGGTTGACGAGGAGCCCGGATGGTAAGCTTATTCTTTGCCTTTTCCGCTGCAATCGCTGCAAGAGCCTCATCCTTGGCAGGTCCGGGCTGAAGAGCAGCCGCTGTACGCTCAAGTGCTTGGAGTCTCGTCAAAGCCGCAGGAGCAGGAGCAGGTGCGGGCGCAGGTGCAGGAACAACAGCAGCAGCCGGAGCAGGCGCAGGTGCAGGTGCAGGGACAGGTGGAGCCACAGGAGCAGGTGCAGGCGCAGGTGCAGCCACAGGAGCCGGGGCAACTACAGGTGCCGGTGCAGGAGCAGGAGGAGGTCCAGTGGGCCTCTCCCACTGTGTCTTTGTTTCATCATTCAGGGGCCACCAATATGTTTGGCCACGATCATCAACTTCGTGACCCCAGCCTTCAACCTCTTCAACTGGAGGCAGCTTGACTTCCTTTTGTGCCTTGACCTCGGCAACATGATCTGCTGCTGCCTTTAGTGCGGCTTCTGCTGCGGCTACATCATGAGGTTTTGACGCAATAGCTGCAGCGGCCAAACCAAGGACCAGTGCAGTACTGCCAAGAGCAATCGTGGCCATTGTATCACTTCTACATTTAAGTTTTGGTATGTTCCAACACCCAAAGACCCTGCAGGAACGAGTCGGCTAAATCGTCCTTCTTGGGGTGCTTAGCAAAATGCTCTTGGTTCGCAGCAGGCACCAAAGAATAGGCGTGTGTTATGCCCGTCTTCTTACGACCCTTGTACGATGCCGTTGAATCGTCCACAGTCACGATATTGGAAAGCTTATGAGTTGCCGACACACCTGAGCACCGAAATCCACGGCACGAAAAATACATCTGGATCATGGCCTGGACCCCGAACATCCGGCGGTCCATCTGGTTCTCCAGTGCCACAACATCTGCGCCTTTCCACGATGCAGCTCGGGCATCCAAACTCTTGATAATGGCGGGGGCCAGATCCAGCACCGATCCCTGAATAGCAGATGAGACACACTTCTTCCACGTATTCTGCTTTCGGTGATTGTAGAGCAGACCAACCAAATCCGACTTTTTCGTGGCATCCGTTGTCAAGCCCTCTGCATCAATCTGGGCGTGAAGCTCATTTGGCGTCAGCTTGTTGATCTCGGCCTTTGTGACCTTTGCTTTTCTGCGCGGCGTATGCTTGGCACAAGCGAATTGTCCATTGGACGCATGCTCGTAACGCGCAGCTGACGTGCACTTGTGACATCTAGGAGCACCGACACCCGCCTGTTCTCCTAGTACGTCAATGATATTCCAATCTACGATGCGTACATCGTTGCGGTCTGTGCCTTCAAGAACGCAGAAGGCGAGGTTCCTTATGCCGATATCGAAGCTAATTACCTTCATTATTCTTAGTAATGTTTTCATCTCGTAAGTGTCTGGCATCTTCAAGTGTCTTTCGGTATCCAATAGTCTTACCATTTACCCTAACTTGATAGAACCCTCGCGGTTTGAGGAAGCAAATACCGTATGTCTCTCGCTGGTTTCTTGGAGTATAATCAATTTCGCCCGCTAAGACGCCATCTCGTAGAGTTTTGGCTTCTTCTAACGTTTTTCGTGATCCAAAGTACTTCTCATGACCTCCGTTCATAGAGAGCCGTACAACATACGTACTGTTCTTCTTGGACCAGCTTATTCCGTTCATTTCTTCTGTGAACTTCTTGCTATTGCGAACATTCTCGGATGCAGTGACCCATCTCAGATTTTCAAGGCGATCATCATCTCGAATACGGTTGATGTGATCTATCTGTGGTTTGTTTTCAGTATTCGGATTAAACGATTGTATAACAAGGCGGTATACTTTCCGTCCATATTTCTTACCATCCTTGTAAAGATTAACCTGGCGGTACCCATAAACATCATGTCCGGGTTTAAGTATCTTTCCTCCCCTACGAACATTTCCGAGATTTGAAACTTCGTATCGTTCAAACATCTCGATCGGACGCCACTCTTCCTCCATATATCAGTATGCTATATTACGATGAAAATCCCTTTTACGCCGTGGCTTTAAGCAGAGAAATCAATGTGTTCTTGGGATCCGCCTTGCCAAACGGAATACCGCGGGCCGTCAGAAGCTCCTGCAGCTCCTTTTTGGACTTGTCCTGGAGACCATCTGTGTCAAGTGGCGCCGGCGCACCCGTGATGACCTCGGCCTCCTTCTCAACCGACAGGCGATCGTCCTCATCCTCCTCCTCGTCCGACGTCGGGATCTCGGCCTGCTGGACGGTCTCCGGGGGAGCCTGAACGGTCGCCAGCTCAATCTTGGGCTTGGCCACGGTCGCCATCAGCGACTGGTTCAGGTCGCCAATCACCAGGGCCACGGCATTCATGTTCTGGAAAAGGCGCGTCTGCTGCCAGTAGATCCAGCCGACCATTCCCGCAAGAACGAGGACCATGGACGCGAGAAGCGCAATTGATGCATGAAGGAACTCCATTTATACCGAGGGCGGGGAAAGGTTGTGGGCGCCTTAAACGAGGCTATCATCATATCCCGAGATACGACGGGGACGTGTCTGCGGGCAGACCCAAGACCCGACGACAACAAAGACAATGCAAACCATCACGGATCCAAATACAACCAGAGCAATCACGCCGTCCTCGTCCATTGCCATTCTTTCCGCGTTAAAGGTAAATGGCTCGTCACAGAAAGATGTTCGGTGGCGATGGACTTGTTGAAGACGCTGCGCTTGTAGGCATGGGAGCCTACCTTGCCAAGCAAAACCCCGATTCCAGTGTGCTCGGAGTTGTCGGAACGGCTGCCAAGTATTTCGCCTATTTCCTGGGCGGCCTTCTCCTGTTTTTCATTATCTTTATCCTGATTGCCGTGATGTTCGGAAAGAAGGCCGATCCCCCGCCGCCGGCCAATGCCACCAACTCGGCATCCGGGAAATAACCTTGCGTTCTCAATAAATGCCTGCTAAGAAGGGAGGTGGCTTTCTTGAGACAATGGTTGCGTCGGGTGTCGGTGCCTACGCTGCGAAGAACTCTTCGTCAATGAAGGGACTGCTTTGGACGCTGGGCAAGTATGTTCTTGTCATTGTGGTCGTCTCGTTTCTCATCATGTTCGTTCTCGGCCTGATGTCCACGGAGCACTTTGTTCCGGTCACGCCTTCTAAGACCGGTGACGAGAAGCTGACGACGCCGGCTGGGAATGTAATTCTTCATTGATAACAGTTCTTATACGGACGGCAGCTTGCCTTTTGCGTAAAGCCCATGCGACGGCATGGCGTTTTCTTGCAATACCGTCTTGTCATCAACCTACGACGTCTGCGTCCAGCATTTTGAGGAACGGGTTCTTGCAGTGCGCGTGTCATGGCATCTTCAATACACATGAAGACCCCTGTTTCATCTACCGCATTGTGTCCCCATGCGGGATCAAAGACAAGCACAAGAGTCCAACGACTAGGATCTATATCAATATGTCCTACCGGCGGACCTTCATAATACGATTCGGTAGATCCCCTTTCTCCGGCATTCAAAACCGCGTCAATGGCATACGGTTGAATTTCAGATTCAGTATACCTAGGAATAACTGTAAATGTCTTTTCAACTCCATTTACTGTTTGAAGCGTCAACGGAATATTGATATCATTGTTTGGATACACAACAATCTCTAGTTTCTCGTTGCATTCATTCAGGTACTTTACAAATGAACTCAAGAGTTGATTCGGTATAAAGCCCTCGCAGTATGCTCGTTCACGATAGTTGTCCTTGATAAATTCTCCAGTTTGCGAATCCAATGTGAAAAACCCGAGGGCATTTATGCGTTTTAACGAGGGAAGCGCAGAGGTGTCAACTGAAACGCCGTATCCTTTCTTGGTATTTGCCAATGTTGTATACTTGATGAACCCAGCGGTCCGCACTCTGTTTCGCTCCCATTGCTCTCGGAACTCCGGGAATTTCTCTAGAAACAACGCCTTGCTCTTAGCAACACCCATGACGAGCCGTCTAATTATATATCAGTATGTATAAAATGAAGATGCCCAAGTTCCCTACGTGGGCCTGGGTTCTTCTCGCCCTTGTCATCGTCTACTACGTGTTTGTCCGCGAGGGTGTTGATGCGACACTCAAGAAGGCGACTGCGCCGCCGGCCCCCACGCCCACGGTGGTGGCCCCGAAGGCAACTGCTTAGAAATCGGCATCCAGCCGAAGCGCCTCGGACGTTGTCACGCGGGAATAATCCGACACCTTCTTCTCAAAGAAGTTTGTCTTCCCCTCCAAACTAATCAGGTCCATGAAGTCAAAGGGATTCGACACACCATAGATCTTCTTGCCGCCCAACTGGACCGCAAGACGATCAGCCACAAACTCAATGTACTGCTGCATCAGCTTTGCGTTCATTCCAATCAGCGAGCAAGAGAGCGCATCGCAAATAAACTCCTTCTCCAGGGCCACAGCCTGTCGAATGATTGTTGCCACAGTCTCCTCGGAGGGCTTGGTCTCTAGCGTGTGAAACAGGGCCACCGCGAACTGCGTGTGAAGTCCTTCGTCGCGAGAAATGAGCTCATTGGAAAACGTCAGGCCCGGAAGCAGGCCGCGCTTCTTCAGCCAAAAGATAGAGCAAAATGCGCCCGAGAAGAAGATGCCCTCCACGCAGGCAAAGGCGACAAGGCGCGTTGCAAAGGACTTGTCAGACCCCATCCAGTTCAGAGCCCACTCCGCCTTCTTGCCAATACACGGGATCGTCTCAATTGCATTGAACAGCTTGGCCTTCTCCTCCTCGTCCTTGATGTAGGTATCAATCAGCAGAGAATATGTCTCCGAGTGAATTCCCTCCATCGCGTTCTGAAAGGAGTAGAACAGCTTGACCACCTGTGACTTCACTTCACCCTGAAACCGGGTCACCAGGTTCTCCATGACAATTCCGTCCGATCCAGCAAAGAACGCCAGTACGCGCCCAATGAAATGGCGCTCATTTTCGGTCAGCTTTGCCCAATCGGCTTGATCCTTGGAAAAGTCAATCTCGTCTGGCGTCCAAAAGACGGCGACGCTCTGCTTGTACATCTTGTAGAGGTGCTGCTCGGAAGGCTTGATAGGGAAGAGAGTGAAGGACATACTGTATATATAGCGGAGAAAACACTTAAACCTTTGTCTCTCCTGAATACAATGAGTAGCACGTCTAACGTCCAGAACCTACTGACAAACGTGTTTCGGCCCACGTTTGTCTACAACACCACCACGAGCAACTATCAAACGAAGTTGGAGCTTGTGAACATTGACACCGTCTCGGCCAATGCGGTGACTACGTATGCGGCAAATGTGGGGGACTCAGCTGGCAATGTATATGTCGGCATTGGCGCGGGAAATTCCCATTCTACACTCGTGACCAGCAGCAACACCACGGATACCTTCTTGGGAACGGGCGCGGGCGGACTGTCGTCAAACGTGAAAAACTCTGTGTTCCTTGGCTACCGCGCTGGATACGGAGTTAGCAATAGTTCCAACAGCATTTCCATTGGTGCAAACACGCTCAATGGTGGAAACTCCAACATTTACATTGGCTGTGCTACGGGTATTGCCACGGGCAGCAACAATATCTTTCTCGGACCCGGCGTATCCAACGGAGGCACGTCGGTCTCCAACACCCTTCTCATCGGCAGTGGACCCAATACCGCGATTGTAGGGGATCTTGTGAACAATCGTATTGGCATAAATACGTCTGTGCTGACAGACCCCTCAAACTATATTACATTAGACGTGAATGGGTTCACGCGTATCGGCGGATCTACGAACAATGGAAACCTTGGAATTAACACACTTCCCGGCACGTATACCTTGGACGTCAATGGAAATATGCGCGTATCCGATGGATGGGGATCACTTGTAATGACACATGACTCGAATAGCAATGCAACCCTGGGGTTCAGCAATGTTCGCTCGGCAAACTGCAATGCAACCATTCAGGCTACAGGTGGACTTTTCTCTGCACAGGGGACAGCGGTGGCGCCTACATCTCCACAGGTGGTTGCATCAAACGTTCTGCCCGGATCCTTCATGTTTTCCGCAGAAAGCCCGGATGGGAGCGTGTATCACTACGGTCTTTTCTACAGACGTCGCGGTGTATATTCTGTCATGTCTCAGGCCTCAAATGCAACGATACTGGGCATGTCTGTTTCGGCCGGCCTTTTCCTGTATTCAAATGCGTCAAACCTCAACTGGAACACAACCTTCTTTCCAGCCGTGTCTGTCCCGCCAACTCTGACACTCGGACCGGGCGTGGTTACAACACTCGCAGGCAGTGGCAGCCAGACGTTCGCCGACGGCACGGGTGCAGCTGCGAGCTTCTACAGTCCTCAAGGAGTCGCACTGCTTTCAAACGGCAACATTGTCGTTGCCGACTCAGGTAACAACCGCATCCGGATTGTTACACCGGCGGGTGTGGTCACGACGCTCGCAGGCAGTGGCAGCCCTGCATATGCTGACGGCACAGGCGCGGCCGCGAGCTTCAGCGGCCCAAATGGAGTCGCCGTTATTCCTTCGAGCGGCATGATCGTCGTTTCTGACACGAACAACCATCGCATCCGGCTCGTCACGTACCCCGGAGGCGTCGTCACGACACTCGCGGGCAGCGGCACTCCTGCGTTTGCCGACGGCGCAGGTGCGGCCGCGAGCTTCAAACAACCACGAGGAGTGGCCGTGGACCCGACGACCGGTAATATCGTTGTGGCCGACCTGAACAACAACCGTATCCGGCTTGTTACACCGGCGGGTATGGTCACGACGCTCGCAGGCGGCAGCGTTGGCTTTGCCGACGGCACTGGAACGGCCGCGAGCTTCTACGGCCCGGTAGGAGTCGCCGTGATTCCCTCAAGCGGCGTGATCGTCGTTGCCGACTACAACAATAACCGCATCCGGCTCGTTACGCCGGCGGGTGTAGTGACAACGCTTGCGGGCAACGCCACTGGGGCCTTCGCCGATGGCACAGGCACGGCGGCGAGCTTCAAAACCCCGATAGGAGTGGCCGTGATCCCTGCGACAGGTGTGATCATTGTGGCCGACCAGCAAAACCACCGTATCCGGATTGTTACACCGGCGGGTGTAGTGACAACACTTGCGGGCAGTGGCAGCCCTGCATACGCTGACGGCACAGGCGCGGCCGCGAGCTTCTACTACCCGTGCGGAGTCGCCATCAACCCGTACACGGATCTCGTGTTTGTTGCAGATCAGAATACCCAGCGTATTCGTCAAATCACACTGCCGTACTCTTAAACTTCTCCACAATCTTGCGGATGGAAACCGATGACACTCCCGACGCGGCTGAGACCTTGGCGATTTGGCCGCCGAGCACTGAGCAGACAACGCCAGCCACAATGGTCTTGGGCGTATGTTCCATCTCGGGCATTTTCTGGAGCATCAGGACAATTGCGTCACGATCCGTGTCGGACAAGCTCATATCTGCGCAGATGCGTTCGGCAATTCCAAGCTGAGTGCTCAGTACGTTGGATCCACCATCATTGAACCGCATCAGTGCCTTGCAAAGAGCGCGGATAGAGACGTGAAACAGGGCCGCCACTTCCTCATGTGTCCGAGTTGCATCGTGCTGGCGGCAGGACGTAAAGATTGCCGCTGCCATCAGTGCTCGCCGAGTTTCTCCGCGGGTCTTTTGAGCATCCTCCACCTTCTTGAAGGTCGCACATCCATCCATGACAATAGCCTTTGGCAATCCAGCCCGAGCACACGACTGTTGAATCGCATCAAAGATACCCATCCAAGATCTCTCTCCGTGGCTCGAGAATGACCACGCAGACAGCTTTGCAATAGATTTGGCTTCTTCAGATACTTGTCCACCCCGCCTGCGCATCATCATGGAACCATACGAGGAGTCGGGAAGAAGCTCGCTCGTAATGGTTCCCGTGCGCGAAGGATCGTCCTCCGTGTTCCCGTAGACACGCCACTCGGCTCCCTCGTCAATTTCTGCGCCCATGATCGTTCCACAGCGAGTGCAGACGCGCTCTCCATCATTGACCACAATTTCGTGTTCACACATATGTCTTTCTCTTTTCTTGAGTGAGATGATGTCCATTTTTCCTATCGCATACTGTTCAGGGTTGATGGATCATAGACCTGAGGACGGTAATTGGTCAGCAAGGGTGGGCGGTGTTGAGACAGTTTGCCACCGGCGGTCTTGAGCCAAGAGATGAGCAGATACTTTTCGTCAATGACCCACACCATGTATCCACCTTGCGAAAGGGTATTCATGATGTATTCGCGGGCTTCCGTCATTTGAAAGAGCGGGTATCCAAAGACATACGCGGGGATTTCAAATACGATATAGGGTGCATTTGGAGAGTGAATGGCTTGTTTGCGGATTTGACCGTATAATTGGGATAAGACGGGTCTCATGGCACGCATGCGTCTCTCACGACGATCTTCTTGTTCGTCCCATACGTCACGGGCTTTCAGCATCCTTACATACTCATTGTAAGAATGTTTCGCTCAATTGCACTTGGAGGAGGAGGTGTTCGTGGAGGTCTGATGGTCGGTGGATTGGCTGCCCTGAAAGAACGACAAGACTTGGTCTTTCCTGATGGGATCTACGGGTGTTCGGCGGGATCCGTGTTGGCAACCGCGATGGCCTACAATCTGCCTCTTGAGACGATCCGCGCCATGTTTGAGAATGATTTCAATCTGTCAAGTGTAATTCCGGCAATTAGCTTGACGACAGTCACATCCTTCACGACTGAGAAGGGGCTCTTTTCAATGGACCCCTTCACAGACTGTGTTGTCAAGGCATTTGACAAGGTAGGTATTGATCTGCGAACGGCAACAATCGATGACGCACCGCAGAAGCTCTATATCATGGCGGCCAACCTCACAACCCGACGAACCGTGTTCTTCTCAGGGACCGTTCCTATTTTGGCTGCGCTCCGAGCCTCGTGTTGTCTACCCTTTGTCTTTCACCCGCAGGTGATCTACAACAATGTCTATGTGGATGGTGGATTTTTTGATCACAACATGCACAAGATCGTTCCGGCCAGCTGCTTGGTGTTTCACATTAGCAGAGCTGATCTGCTCATCAGCCCCGACCGCCTAAAGACGATGAAAATGTCCGATTATGCCGCAACGCTCTACGAGGCCATGCGACTTGAGTCGCACACGGATACGGTGATTTGGTTCAAGAATGATGAAATTTCGCTTCTGCAAGAACTGACCCCGGAAAACAAGAAACAGCTCTTTGATCAAGGATACAATCAGGCCTCACGCTTCTTTACCAAGCGTTTTCCGGAGATAATCTGTTAAGCCGTCGGTGGTTGGTCTGCCCGAGTAATCGTAGAGAGCCGTTGAGGTCTCCAGCTTTATCGTCGGATAGGCCCGCACTTCATACAAATCCGCCGTCTCGCGATCCTTCTCAGCATTCACGCGAATAAACGACACCTCAGTATTGCCAAACTGTCTAGGTCCTGCTTCCAGCTTTTCCCATTCAGGCATGGCCTTGATGCAGTGACCGCACCAGTCCGTATGGAAAAAGTAGAGATTGGCCTTGTCCTTCGGTACCTCGCGCTTCGGTGCCAGCACAGGCTTCCACAATCTCCACATGAGGTAGATCAGCACGGTAAATGCTAATGCGAGGAGGATCGTATTCATTACTTGAGAACACGAGAAATTCTACGCTGTAGCTCAAACCAACGACGATAGGCTTCTTCAGCCGTAATGTTCTCCTTGATTTGCATCCAGGCAATATCCGTGGTCATTCGCTCAGGTTCAAATGGACGAGGGTGGAGTGTCACCCAACGGCCATTGTAACGGACAAGTAAAATGGATGTCGGTTCCATTATTAGGATCTTTTGGTAGGTAAGTGGTAAATGGAAGTTATTGCACGCTCTCTCGTGGCCGTTGGTCTCAATTACGGGGTTCATTACGGTTGTGCTCGGTTTTATGACATGTTCTGCGTCCCTCATTCATTTGCCGAGATCGCGCAGACGCTTGTGTCCACCGCATCGCCCGTCTGCTCTGTCGCGCTCGGTGTGGTCCAAATGACACAGTCTAACTACGCATCTATCATCACTGTCTCCCTCGCAGGTAGTTTAATCAATGTTCTCAAGGCCTAACGAGTTTGTCCGAGTGGTTAAGGAGACAGTCTTAAGATCTGTTGGCGAAAGCCGCGTGGGTTCGATCCCCACAGCTCGTATCAATTTTTTTGGTTTAGACACGTCCTAAGGGTCCTTAGACCCGCGGGAACCCAACCAGGTTGGCACCAATGCCGAAACCGGCACCCGTGCGAGCCGACGCGCCAACGCTAGGCGCATAGATATCCAGGATGGCGAACGTGGCCGTCGCGACCAGCGCAATCATGCCAACCTCGGCAACCTTCAGCGTCTTGCCCGGAAGCACAAACGCGGCAATGGCCACCGCAAGACCCTCAAGGAGGTACTTTACGAGTCTTGTGACAAGGTCCGCAATATCAACACCGGCAGAGGGGGTGGGCTTCGGCTTAGAATCCATTTGTTTGGTTCTTAGGCGGGAAGAAATTCTATTATACGGCAGCCACCGAGCGACCCGACCACACCTTGTAGGAAATGTAGGGAACGCCCACAAGCCACACAGCCCACCAGGGGATATACAGAGAAAGGTACTGCAGAACCACGAAGAACACGATGGCGTGGATCGCCGCGGCCATCATTCCGGATCCGAGCGAGACCACGACACCGGGGCACAGCAGAAAGAAGAGGTACGCAGTAGTGAAGATGTCGTACATTTATCCTTACCGTACATTTTTGCTCCGACGCGACTTCTTGGACGTGCGACGACGAAGTTTCCGCGTCTGTCTGCGGCGACGCCGTGCTCCTGTCTGGAGAAACGTCTGGAACCGGTCCATGCCATCCTTGTACAGTGATTTTCTGTCTTCCTCGGCCTCATCTACATACTTCTTAAGTACATCGGTAAAGTCCTGCTCGTTGTGACCCGTGAGCTCCTCAAACTCCTTTCGCTTCTCGGGGCTTCCGATAAGCGCCTGGGTCTTTTTCAGCTCTTCGCCTTCCATGAGCAAACCAATCTGTCCAAGTTCGGCGCGATATACGAATTGCTTCCAAAAGCGCTCGGCAGCCATCATCTTCTCGTCATCGTCGCTGAATAGACCCTCCTTGCTCGGAGCCGGCTCGTTGCTGTACTCATCAAATTCCTTGGCCGAGAGCTTGCTCATTGCATAGTGCGTAGAAAAGACTTTCATGTGAACCGAGTGGTAGAGTAAATGCCCCGCACTGAGCTCCCCAAGCGCGATGAGAATGGACCTGTTGACTATCTTGACGAAGACCCTGAGATCCCGACGCAGAAGTACTGCATTGTGTCTTTCATCAGTCCCGAGAAGGTCATGAAGAACAAGGAGGAGTTCATGTTTGAGAAGTTCGTGCAGTGGATGGACTACGAGTGGAAGGTCAAGGGTCTGGAGAGTCTCATGGCCTTCATGTCCAAGAAGTACTCCCTCAAGATTGATGACCTGATGAAGGATGCGAATGACTTTGTTGGTGTCCGCAAGGATGAGGTGAAGAAGACGGATATTCACGAGCAGTACCAGATCTTTCTCCTGAAGAACGAGAAGGACCTGCAGGAGATGTATGACACGCAGGTTGATTTCCGCACCAATGTTCGCGGCGTCAAGGTTCGTCGTGCCTTTGCCACGGTGGAGGAGGCCCAGCTCTTCTCCAAGGTTCTTCAGCGCCGTTACCCGAAGGACAATCTGTACATCGGCAAGGTCGGTGCGTGGCTGCCGTGGGATCCCTCGGAGCACCTGATGCCGGAGGTGGAGTATGCTGAGAAGGAGCTGAACGAGCTGATGCGCAAGTACAAGGAGAACGAATCCAACAAGGAGATGTTCTTTGCTGAGCAGCGCGAGGAGTCCATCAAGGCCCAGAAGGAGGAGAACGAGCGGCGTCGTAAGGCCAATGCGGCCGAGAAGGCACTGGAGGACGGTCTTGCCGCCGCATCTGCGCCCGTTCACCCGACGGAGGGAGCGATGCGGGAGTAAAATATAGACTAGCTACAATATCAATGGCCGAGTACGAACAAAGTGGCGGCGCAATCCTCGCGGGAGGGGCCGATACATGCGTTGTCCAACCGTATATACCCTGTCACGGGTTCCAGCCGGATCCTCGGTTTCAGTATGTAAGTCGCTTAGTAGCCACGAACAGTAGTGACATGCAGTCAGAAGGGATTTTCCAACTATACTACGGCCGTCTCGGTACGCATCTTATTAACAGCCGCCTGTTGTCAACATTTGTAGCCGGTTGTCGGGTAGAAACTGCGCGTCTTCCTCCCGGCACATTTACTGGCCCGCGCGGTGCAGGTGGACGCGGGTGCGCTGAAGCTCAAGCCCGACAGCATTCTATGAATTTGATTACTCCACAGTATAATGGGACTCTCGGCAGTTTAGCTCGTGGTCCTGATGGCAAGCGACGGGGTGGGCAAGCGATTGATTCGGCATTGGTTGCTGCCACTGAGCTTGTTCGGGATGGCGGACCTATGTTCGCTCACGCCGATTTGCACCATGGAAACGCAGGATACACAGTTATAAACGGACAATACATTGGATGTCTTGCCGATTTTGGACGAATTCTGTTTATTCGAGACCCGAAAGACGTTCGCACGATTAGAGACGGAATACACAGGTGGGCGCAGTCTGCGCTGGGAGTACCAGAGAACGGCGCTGTTCTAGATCCCGCAGTTGTACTTAGAGATTGGATTGCCCTGGGCGACGATTATCCCCAATGTCCTCTCGCAGTAACACGACCGCTGAGTGCAATGTGGGATGCAGTTAACGGAGGGCGGCCGGCCAACGATCCGACTATTCAAAGGGGTCTTCGAGTTGTGAGGGGATGGACGGCATATGCTCTCACCGGACAGAGATCCTACCTTAATTGCGGATCCTATGACGAACTTGTGGCCCTGATTGGACGGGATCGCCCAGGGTTTGTCGCAATGCGCCGGCAGATACTTCAAATTGAGCCTCCACCAGCCGCCGCAGCAGCGGCAGCGCCGGCACCGGCGACAGCGGTGGCACAAGCTTCAAACCACGCAATGGTAATCGACGACACTGCATCAATATCTCGGCGTCCTGGGCCTGGGCGACCAGCGGGCCCGGCACCGGGTCTTTTTGTAGTGCCAGAACTAGCACGGGCTCCAGGAGCAAATCCTCTCGATTTCGGGCCGGCGGCAGCAGCCGTTCCCGCACCACCCCCACCCCCACCGGCAGCGGTAGCGGCTGCCGAGGCGGAGGCTAGGCAGCAGAGGTTGGCGGCGGCGGCCCAGGAGGAACTCGCGGCGGTGGATCGGGCAGCGGCGGAGGAGCGGCAGCGGCGGAAGGAGGCAGCACTGGCAGTAGCGGCAGCTCTTCCACCTCGGCCGCCGCAGCAATACAGGCCTCCGGCGGGGGCATATAATTACGGCATCGTCGGTCGGGCGCAGGCAGCGGCCGCACCCCGCCCGGCACCGGCACCGGCAGCCGGAGGTCCTCCCCAGGATTTCATAGATCAGACACTTAGCGAAGCATACGTAGCTGGTGCTACAAACACCGTTCGTGGAATGGCCGCACTCGGACCGAACGCTAAAGCATACGGAGAAAGCCGAGCCTTATTTGAATCTATGGACCCACTTTCACAGGCCCGCGTGGAGGAGATAGCCACAGAGGCACGCCGGAGAACCCTTGGCGCCGGCGTGGATGGTGAGACCATAGCATACCAGGTTGCTTTTGCTAAAATGGTTAAGTGGGAGCGCGACCATCCGAGGAGAAGAGGAGGAACGCACAAACGGACCACGAGACGGCGGCGCACCCGTCGTCACTCGTCGTAAAAAATAGACACGATAATCAATGGAGGAGTCTATGGATATAGACGCAGACACTTCGAGAAGGTCTTATCTGTATCAAGTCCCTCTTCAAGAGGCAGATGTACGCGTCTACAAAAAACCTGTGACTCAGGTAGCCGTGAATCCTCAAAACTGCGTTGCGGCAGCGAGCAGACTTCTTGGACTTATTCCTAAATCTCTGACGGAGAAACTCTCCAGAGAAGGGGTTGCCCCTATAACGGGAGACCGGATTCGAGCCCGTGTCAACAAGTACGTCGAAGAGGAAAGAAAGAAGTATTATCCTATATCATTCAAACTCACAGCCGCTCTCATAGACAAATTCCGTATCAGTCTGTTTTCTCACTTTGCAACGATTGTCATGTCTAATTCTGCTACAAGGGGGCATGCGTTCGTCATCGCGAAGACAGAGGACGGCGAGATACGAAGCCTTGAGCCCCAACCCGGCTTCTGCTCGGGAACGACCACAGAAGAAATTCTTGAAATGATTCGTTACCCGTATCGTGAAGAAGTAGGATCTGAAATTACGATAACCGTTTTTCTAAGCATGGTCCCGCGAAGCTACGATGAGTTTGGAAGTGAATATATTGAAGGACCTCTCTCCGCGCTCTTTGCAAGGGCAAAGTTCGGTGGATCTAGAGTTTCTTTACCCAGACGGTCGGCTGGGCGTTCTTCTTCTTCAAGGAAGAAGCGTCGTACTCGCCGTCGCTCAGCATTGCCGAGACAAACTGCCGGTTATCAACCCAGAGGGTAGGATCACAGAGTCTGAACGGCGGATGCTCGGAGGCCTTGTACCAGAAAACTTGGTCCTCCAGCTTGTTTGACGCAACGTTATTGCAGATCACCAGTCCCTCGTAATTCTCCGTGCACTGATCCATAAAATCGCAGAACATTTCAAATGTCGGAAACATACCTGCGTAATTCTCGTAAATTCTACGACGGTTACCTAGGATATTCTCGCGAAGAATGAATACGAAATCCACGTTGGTACGCAGGTTCGGCGTGATGCCCAGTGGGTACTGCATGGTGATGATCGTCATCATGTCAAGATGGCGGCCGTTCATGAAGACGAAGCGAGTGGATTCTTCATTGATCCACTCCTTGGCTGCGTAGAGACAGTCGTCCAGAATCAGGAAAGCCCGAGGATCAAACGGAGCTCCAGCTGCCTTGGTCTTGAGAAACCGCTGTTTCGCTGCAAATTGCCGCTTGATGAATGCCTGAACCTTGGCGGGCTCATACTTGTCATGAATGAGTTTTGAAGGTACAAAGGCTTGAAAATATTCGTTCACAACCTCTGTGGGCGAGATCACCATGCCAGCCGGAAAACAGTCCTGAACGTTAAATAGCAGGTCACGAGCCAAGAAGGATTTGCCCGTATCCTTCTTGCCAATGATCACGATCATGGGACTTTTGCGCGAATCCATTCCACATCTATCCTTGATCATGTCCATGTTGAACTTTCTGAGCTGGAAATTCATCTTGTTCTCCCCGTCGTTTATTTTTTGACATTCATCACCGAGACAGTTGATAATGGGAAAGGACCTGAGAACGACGTCCGTGAGCATGAAGATCCATCGTGTGCCGAAGCTCGATGGAACGCACTGGTCTATGAAGACGATGCAGCCGTTCTTTCCTTGCCTTGAGAAGCTATTCAAGACGGAAAATGTAGCTGGGTTGCATGAGTATGGTGTCAAGCTGGATAATCCGATTGACGCGGTGGTAGATGCAACCCACGTCAAGGTTGGAGGGAAGACCATTCCCATCCATCGCAAGACGACCATGATCCTGTCGCCCTTCAAGACGATGCGCGGCGACTACGGCTCCTTTGGCGTTCCGAAGAGAGCGAATGTAGCGGATGATATGCATTCCACCATGCAAAGTCCTCATACGGCTGCCTATGTTGGAGCCATCACATCCATTGCTCTCTCCGAGTCTGAGTGTCCTCATTTCCCCAAGGTCTATGGTGTCTATGTCGGTGTGGCCGGATCGCACACGATTGATATTTCGGATGACTACGAGGAGCTGACTGAGAAGGGCTGGTTTGCCGATCGTATTGGCAAGACCTTTGAGCTGAAGCTTCGCACAGCCGGGCATGATGCCGAGTTCAGTCACACGCGCCGGGCTCGTATTGCGCTGGACACTGCCGAAGAGGTTGACTTGGGTGAGGTGAATGATGTAACAGTGGATCACGTGAGCACGGGTGACGAACGCGATGTGGAGGCCTATGACGTTGCATCTTCGGAGCCCCCGGAGGAGGAAGACGAGGAGTCGGATGAGGACGATGTCTACGATATTGAATCATGTGATTGCTCGGAGGCAACGGATGATGAGGAGGGTGAGGATGAGGAGCCCGAATCCTTTGCGTGGGCTACCTTCAGCGATGTGCCGGTGGTGACAACGGTCATGGAGGTTTGCGAAGGAACCTTTTACGATCTCATCAAGCTTCACCCTGAGCCCGAGAAGCACGCAGCCTGGGTCTCGCAAGTTGTCTTTGCTCTCGCCTACGCCCAGCGCACTTTTGGGTTCACCCACAATGATCTTCATGGCAACAATGTGATGTATGTCAAGACCGACCAGACCCACTGCGTCTACATTCACGCTGGGATCACCTACAATGTTCCGACCTTTGGATACCTCATGAAGATCATTGACTTTGATCGCGCAATCATCAGTCTGCGTCTGACTGGGCTGAAGGAACCCAAGACATTCATGAGCAGCCAGTTTCAGGAGGACGAGGAAGCCGGCGGTCAGTACAACATGGAGCCGTTCTACAATAACAAGCACCCGCATATCTCGGCTTCGTCGTCGTTTGATCTGGTTCGCTTTGCTACGTCGGTCTTCTGGGATATGTTTCCCAAGGGACCGAAGCATGAATACACGCATCCGTTGTTTAGTATCTTTCTGCAGTGGATGAAGCAGACAGATGGTTCGTCGGTCATGTTCCGCAAGAAGATGGACAATCACGATCGCTACCACGGATTTGACCTGTACAAGGCCATTGTGCGCTACTGCGGGGATTCGGCAGTGCCAAAGAAGGAGATTGGCCGGATGGTGCAGTACCGCGTAACTCTGTCAGCCGCTCAGTTACGAGATGCACTGCTGATTGATACCTAACATCTTGGTAAAGGTAGAATTCACACCAAACAGCACGTGCAAAAGTTCGCCCACAACAAACCAGGCAATCAGAGATTTCCACCACGTAATATTGAACAAGAACGACGTAATCAACGCAGCGGCTACGGTCATCCACGTGTCATTCAGTGCGAATCCAAAGATCCTCGCTGCATGAACACCCTGTCCGGGAGTTCCGAGAATATTTGCATACGGGCAGCCCATTTACGATTATTTAGATGTATGAAAAGAATGCCGAGTGCAGAGGAACTTCGTGATCTTTGTCAGCTAGATGTCTTTATTGAGACTGCAGTTAGAACTGCATGCTCCAACGCACGAGCGGGAGATACGTGTCACGTGGTTGAGGTTCCTGAAACCTTGTCTTTGGATACTGTGCGGGATGCGTTAGTCAAGGAATTCCCTGGGTGCACCATCCATAAGAGGTGGTTTACCCGATTTCTCGTGATTAAGTGGACTTAAAAACTCCTTCCTGGCATCTTGCAGAAACTTTGTGTCCTTTTCGGCTTGTTCCCATTCGCCATGTTCATAGTCAATCGTCTGCGTAGGACCTTTGGGATAGAATAGTGTGATCCGCGAGCCAATTGGATGCTTGGTTCCAAGCCAAATACCGTGCAACCCCGAAAGGTCAATCGCTCTTCCTGCAAGCCGAACTATGCGAGACATACTGTTTTTATTGGATTGTCTTAAAACTCCGGCTTGCCAATGAACATTTCCTGAGCAGCGGACGCGGCGGAAGTGACAGTCTCCGCGACATCGCTGACCGTCTCCGTGCCGATCGAATAAAGAACGCCGGACGCAAGAACTCCGGATCCGACCGCGATCTTTCCGAGATCTGTGTAATCAACCGGCTGGGTCTTTGCGCGACGGTCAAGCACATACAGAAGGGCGGCGACAATCATGACGGCGCCGACAACCATAGCAAGCATCTGATAATCAAGCATTTGCTTTTCAATGTGGATTGGTTTAGAGGTAGTTAGACGCGGCGCTGCGACTACAGGTCCAGCTTGACGACGCCCGCGGGCTTGGCGGCCGGCTCCTCCTCATCCTCCGACAGATCCAGCTTGACATCCTCTCCCATCCGAAGGCGAGGACGCTCTTCCTCCTCGTCCTCATTGTCCGTCTCAAACTCAACCGTCTCTGACTCGCCAAAGCTCAGCGTAGGCTTGGGGGGAGCCGGAGCGGCAACTGGGACCGGCTCGGCAACCGGGACCGGCGCCGGGGCAGCAGCCGGGGTCCTGCTCTGGAAGTAGGCCTTGCTAATGTCCTTCCACGGGATGAAGCTATCAATCACCTCGTCTAGGGCGCCACCGAGCATTGTCTCAATGTCGCGACGATTGCGGGACTGCTGCTCGGACGATACATCAACCGTCTTAAAGAGATAGGCATTGGACCAACTCTTGCGGGCCGCCGACTTGTACAGCGTGAAAATGAACTTGGAGAGAGACGGGCGCTCAAACTCCACATTGACGTGCGTCTCCTCGGACTGCTGAAGCGTGGCAAATGCACGAATGTAGCTGACAAAGACACCCAGCAGGAGATCATCCATGTACTCGCACTTGGACACCTTCTCAATACGAGCAACCTCTGCATTCAGGATCTCCTCCGTCCACTGGGGAACGCGAGTGAGGAGGTTCTGAAAGGTCTTCAGGATTTCGCTCGGCTGCTTGTTGCGCATACATGCCGTCTTGGCATTGTCGTAGATGCTCCAGAGACCGTCGGCAACGTGAGGAATGAGAACGCGGTTCAGGTTCTCACGAAGAGACTGCTTTACAAAGTCCGTGGTCATTTACTTAGACAGAGCGAAGAGAGGAATGTCAATACGGACGCAGAATGCCGAAGTTTGTTCTGATTCTGATGGTGAAGAACGAGGAGAAGATCCTTAAGCGGTGCCTGGAGGCAGTAGAGGGCGTTGTAGATGCATTTGTCATTACCGATACGGGGTCTACGGACAAGACGGTTCAGATTGCCCATGAGTTTTTGGAGGTGCACAAGGGCTGTCTCGGACACGCACCGTGGAAGGATTTCGGCAGCACTCGGAGTGCGAGTTTCGCGATTGCCCGTGATTTCTGCGTTAGTGCGAATATGGATCTTGCGGATACGTATGGACTTTTGCTGGATGCTGATATGATGTTCGTGCCAGGAACGTTGCGTCAGCAAGCACTAGGCGGGATTGGATACACAATTATTCAATCTGCGGGTCCCATTGAGTATCCCAATACCCGACTCGTCCGAATGGATTATCCGTGGGTCTGCAAGGGTGTAACGCACGAGTACTGGGATGGAGAATGTGCGGCCATTCCCAAGTCAGTCTGCTATATTGATGACCACAATGATGGCGGCTGCAAGGCGGATAAGTTTACCCGCGACCTTGCATTGCTTGAAAAGGGACTGGAGGAGGACCCGACCAATGTTCGTTACATGTTCTATCTTGCTCAGACCCACCACTCCATGGGGAACTGGCTCAAGGCAATTGAAGCCTATCAGCGCCGCATTGCTGCCGGCGGTTGGTATGAAGAGGTTTGGTACTCACACTACATGATTGCCAAGACCTATGAAATCCTGAACGACCCAATTCAGCTTGAGGTGTGGGTCCAAAAGGCCTATGCATTCTACCCGGGGCGCTCAGAGGCAATTTACTGCCTGGCAAAGCATTTCCGTATCAAGGGCGAGCATTACCGGGCCATGCACTACATTCGCATGGGAAAGAGGATTCCGCTGCCCACCGATGCGCTCTTCATTGAAAAGGATGTCTACCGCGGACTCTTTGACTATGAGGAGACCATTTGCAAGTACTACACTCTTTGCACTAAGAAGGATGCTCTCCGGGAATGCATGAACTATCTGATGTCGCCCAAGCCGTTCCCCGACAATGTTTACGATAACCTGAAGTTCTACATTGAGCCTGTGGATCGCAACGCCAAGCCCGTCTCAATTCATAGGCACCTCTTTGGCCCGAATTTCCACCCCTCGGTAATCTCCGTGTGCGGAGACTACCAGAACATTCGGTTCGTGAATTACAATCTCAATCACACGAACACGACATATACGATGAAGGATGGGAGTTACTCGGATGGGAACACGGTCAGGACGCAGAATGCTTGCCTCAATACCTTGACGGGCGAGACGATCTGTATGAATGACAGTTCAATCGACTTGCGGCGCCGAGACGCACATATCAAGGGTCTTGAAGATATTCGCCTGTTCTTGAACTCCAAGAATGAGCTTTGTTTTCTGGCCACGACAGCTGAATACTCGGATAGCCTCTCTATTCTCCGCGGCCGCTATCATCCCGACACGGCTTCGTATTCAGACTGTGTGGTCATGGAGTCTCCGAAGGGAGCTGTATGTGAGAAGAACTGGTTGCCGATCTCGGGTACAGACCAGTTCATCTATCAATGGCATCCATTTGAAGTTCGAGCCTTTGATGGGGCCAAGACGCCCCTTGTCAAGTCGTATCCGACGCCCGGGTTCTTTCGGCATTTGCGGGGATCGGCCAGGCCCATCAAGGTGAAAAATGAGCTGTGGGCTCTGAGTCACTTTGTCATTGGCTCAACACCGCGTATCTATTATCACTGCATTGTGGCTTTGGACGCCGAGACTTACCAACCGAGGCGGATGACTCTGCCCTTTCTCTTTTATTCTGACCTGGTTGAGTTTTGCATCAGCCTGTCGGTCAGTGGAAAAACAGTAACATGCATGTTTGCAGTAATGGACGATACACCGTACACTGCGACATTTACCTTAGAGGATAGTGACTGGATTCAAGCGTAGAGCTGACGCCACGACTCATTGACCTGCTTCTGCTCTACAAGAATGGACTTGACATCCTCCGGCGTGATTGTCATGGGAAGCTTGACCGCCTTGTAGAACGGATAGCTCTTTGCCGTCTTCTCATCGGCAATACGCAGAAGGTTGATGCGAGTGACAAGCGTCTCCACCGCGCGGATCAGAACACGAACACCCTCCTCCTCGTGAGAATACTCAGCGATCATGAACTTGATCGCATCATCCGTGATGGTCAGATCGTCCTTCATGTTGATCCTCTCCAGCACCTGGGGCCAGACATACTGCCGAACAATGGAGCGCTTGTCCTCCGATGTATATCCCGCGCAGGTGATGACCTGCATACGGTCCTTCAAGATCGGATGGATCTTCGTCTCGTCATTGAACGAGAAGACAAACAGACACTGGCTCAGATCAAAGTCAACCCCCGCAAAGTAGCGGTCGTGGAAGTGCGAGTTCTGCGACCGATCCGTCAAGTGGATCAGCATGGAAATGATCTCTTCGCCGTGTGCCGTCGTGGAGACCTTGTCCAGCTCATCAAAGTAAATCACAGGGTTCATGCACCGAGCCGACATGATGGCATCGGCGATACGTCCCCAGGTGGCTCCCTCGTAAGTGTAGGAGTGACCGACAAAGTTCGCCGAGTCCGATGCGCCACCCAGCGAGAAGAACTCAAAGGGTCGCTTCAGCACCTCCGCGACACCATGACGGGCGAAGGAGGTCTTGCCTACTCCCATCGGTCCCTTCAGGGCAATCACATTGCCGACTGAGGACGGATTGGCGATCCACTGGGCGACAATCTGCATGACCTGGGCCTTGGCAGCATTCATTCCGTAGACGGCCTTGTCCATGGTGACCTGCGTGTCGGCCAGGAACTTGGAGCAGCCGGCCCGATCCTCGGCAAACTTGACTGGAAGCGGGACCACCGTGCCAAAGGGGATCCGCAGGAAGCCATCCACCCACGTCTTGAGCTTGTGGACCTCTCCGCCTTCCGAGTCCATCTCATTCAGAACATCAATCTTGCGAATGACGCTTGCCTTCAGAGCATCGGGGATAGGAAGGGCAAGCACGCGGAACTTGTAGGGAACGTCACCATCCGACACAAGCTTGGCAAGACCCTTCATCTGCTCATTCAGACGACGACGCTTGGACTTGGACAGATCCTCAAAATATTCCTCTTCCTCCTCATTCAGAGAAAGGGCGGGCACATCCGGATTCTCGCGCTCCTTTCGGACCTTGCGACTGGGAACCATGCCCTTTGTGGGACGAACATACTTGTCCATGAGGTGGGCGATGAACTCCTCTTCCTCCTCTTCGGATTCCTCCTCATCCGAGTCCTCCCGCTCAATGTCAATGCGCCCGCCCTTTCCACCTGCAAACTGATGGATATGCAACTTGACCGACACCTTGGACCCCTTGGGCAACTTGAGGGTAGTCTCCTCTTCCTCTTCGTCCTCTTCCTCGGTCTCATCCTCCTCCTCGTCTTCAGTCTCCTCTTCACTCTCCTCCTCGTAGTCGGAGTCGTCCTCGTCGTCCTCCTCTTCCTTGGTCTTGAGTGTGTCGTCGTCCACCCAAACGACGGGCACCTTGCGGTTACGAAGATTGTATTGTCTGGGTGGCATTCTTGCTGCTTCCAGAGATAAAAACAAAGTCCTATCCATTTTTAATGGAGGACCTTGCCAAGATTATTGAGGACCTTGAGGATGAGAACAACCGTGCTGCCGCCGCCGACCCCGCGATCAAGACGAGTATGGGTGTCGTAGAAGCCTTCTTGAAGAAACATCCTGTGCTTTGTTACGGTGGTACGGCCATCAACAACCTTCTGCCCAAGAAGGATCAGTTCTATGACCCGAAGGTGGAGGTGCCGGACTATGACTTCTTCAGCAAGACACCTCAGGCCCATGCGGTTATCATTGCCAATCAGCTCAAGAAGCACGGAATTAAGGAGGTTGAGGTCAAGCCGGGCATGCATCTTGGAACATTCAAGGTCTTTGCAGATTACACGGGTGTTGCCGATATTACCAGCCTGACACCCGAGATCTTTGACCGGCTGTGGGATCAGGCTGAAGTGCGTAACAACATTCACTATGTACCTCCAAACTTTCTGCGTATGTCCATGTATCTTGAGCTGAGCCGCCCGCGCGGTGACGTGTCTCGCTGGGAGAAGGTCTACAAGCGACTTCAGCTTTTGAATGCCGCTCATCCAGTGACGTGCAAGAAGGAAGAGGGGTCAGTCCATGACCAACTCACGGCAGAGCAGCAGAGGGGCGTCATCAAGATGCTAAAGAACGAGCCCGTTGTTCTGTTGAGTGTGAGTGCGGCGGAGATCCATCTTGGCGAGAAGTGGACAACTCCTATTGGACTGTTGGCAGAACGCGAGACCATTGAACGGCTAACAAAGGGAGAGAATGTAGTGGTTAGTGAAGAAAACGACATCCTTCCTCGGCGCACAGTGGTGCTGAATGCAGATGGCAAAAGATCGTTGTTTCGCTTTTACGAGACAACGGCCTGCCATAGCTATCACGAGATGAAGAATGGTGTGCGTGTGGCGAGCATTCCGACCACGCTTCAGTTCTTCTTTGCATACATGTACTCGGGCGCAGAAGAGGTTAACATTGCCAGTGTTCTCTGTATCGCCCAGCGACTTGTGGAGATTGCCAATGAGAAACCTTCTCGTCGGTTTGATGTCTTGACCCCCAAGGAGTGTATTGGGGAACAAGAATCATTCACGGATATGAAGCGTAATAAAGCGAAGCTGTATTCGGAACTTGGAAAGGACAAGTCGTCGGCCGCCTATCTGGAATACTTCTTTACCTATGATCCCAGTGATGCTGCGTCTAAGAAGAAGGCCAAGAGCGCAATTGAAAAACTCAAGGATCTTAAACCGGAGGATAGTTCCCGTTCTTAAAGTTGAGGACATACGGTGCATTGCTGGTCGTTACGTTTCCATTGTAGGTCAGTCCTACACATGTCGCACAGGACGCCGACCCTCCGAGCGAGCTAGACGAAGCCTCCTTGATGCCCTGAAGGTACTGAAGGTAGTTGTTGTTTCCATTGGGAATACGGGGACGAACCGCGTTGGGCGTGTTGGAATTGAACTCTTGATAAATCTGACGCACGCGTGTCTGTGCAGTCACACACGATCCATCCCGAACGCACATTCCCGTGATGCCCGACAAGCTTGAACTATTTTGACCACCTGCGCTCATTGTAATGCCCTGAGAATTAAGTTCGTCCGGTGTACCAAGTCAAGTCAAAGTACTGGGGACCCGACGGTTTCGCATGCAGATCGTCCTTCGGAACATTCGCTGTCAGAGCAGCTACTTCGCCTGCTGACAATGAACGCGGAGTATACTGCAGATTTGCCAGAACACCGTCCCATCCGGCCTCGGCTGTACCACCCGCCTTGACCGTCTCATCATTCTGCTTGGGAAGCTGAGAAAAGGCGTGGTGCTGGCGAATAATACCGTTGATGTAGACGTCCATCGCGTCTTGATCTACGATAATGGCAAAGTGCACCCACTTGTTGGCCGGTATATTGTCAATCAGAACCGTCTCGGCCATATCCGCATATGTATTGACCGCGATCAAGAGCGAATTGGAGGTGGTGTCCAGATAGAGACCTGGGCAGTCTCCCTTGGTAAAGATCGTCCGCTTCTTGCCATAGTTGAATGTGAAATCATTGACAAGGATCCAGCCCGTGTAGGTAAAGGTGGCCCCCTGCGGCTGATTGAACGATCGGTCAAGTGTGACAGAGGACGTCTGCACCTGTTTTCCCGAGACGGACCCGGGAATAATGTCAATTGCATCCGACTTTTTCGCCTGCGGCGTCAGCACGCGCCAGACAATGACCACAACAATGACGAGAACAACAAGTCCCCCGATAATCTCAACAGTACCCATTACCTACTACTTAGAAACAAAGCCCTTTGCACTCAGACGAAGGCCACCTGCCGGAGGGGCGAAGCTGGGTTTGGGGACCATACGCTCAGACTGCGTCACTGATTTCAGCATTTCGCTATATGTCGCCGTTCGTTGCCATGCCACCGTTTCAGGATGAACTGTTCTTGATCCTAGGTTGTAGATGTAGTGGATGCGACTTTCGTCCGATCGATACTCATTTTGCAAGTAGCCAGACTGGGCCAATTGAAGAGCCCAGTCAAAATCCTCTCCTTGGGAAATGTTCTTGAACGACATCATTTTTCCAACATCCGACAGCAGCACATTCAGGTGATTGGGTGGGCGCATAAAGACATCTCCAATGCACATGGGTCCATCTAGCGCATGTGCAATGGTATGTGTGAAGGTGTATTGACTCATCTGCCCACGAAGACGGCAGCAGTGATACGATCCCTTGATTGTCTCAAGGGCATCTTCAAAGTATGCAGCGGTCAGCTCATCATCGTCATCTACAAAGGACATGTACTTTCCCTTTGCAGCCTCCAACAGCTCCTGACGCTTGGTGCCAATTGTCTTTTCACGATTGTCAAAGGACACACAAATTTCGAGACGAAGATCGGGACAGATGGCAAGACGGCGCTCGTGAATGCTGCGAATGAGACCCTGCAAACGATCTTCGCGACCCGGAATGGTGGGAAGCAGAATGCTCCAATCGTATTCATACGTCTTTCGGGAAATGTACATGTACATATCCTCTACCCAATAGGTATTGTTTCGGGCATAGAGAGCATCCATGCGTTCCGGAAAGCCCGTTCCTGGGTGTTCGTGGCGAATTAGAACATAAGGAATGTACGTGCACTTGGATGCCAACTTTCCCTTGCAAAGATCTGTGAATTCCGTGTCGCAAAACAAGCTCTTGTACGCGGGGTGATAGATGTAGCCGAATTCAGTATACATTGCTCGGCCCAGAATTGAAATTGTATTCAGCTTTGCGCCCTGGGTTCCGTCATTGACCCACAGAATGCCATTCGTATCTGGAAAGTTCGCCATCATGTGCGACCGAAGAACATCGTCGTAGCCTTTGATTTGTGGGCTCATATCATCAGACACCACCACGACAATATCCCAAGCCCAGGGAATGGAGTCCATATTCGCATTGACGGCTTCAATTTTGGTCTTGTTGGTTCCGTAATAGATCTCCGTCCATGCAGTTGTATGGGTAATGTTCTTGATGGCATACTGAATGTCTGCCGGAGTCATGGTTGCATCATCGGTATCACAGGATACGCAGACACCTAACAGATCTGGCCGATTGGCAAGGTCAACATATTTCCGAAGAACGCTTAGAAATTGCGTTGGACGAGACCGAGTTGGGCACTTGAGGAGGATCCGCATTACACACTAGAAAGATGAACTTTGAACCGTCTTGCCCGAACTATCCTTGACATCAAACGTGAATGTGTATCCAAAGAGTGTCATCTTAGATCCGCTCGTTGCCGAGTTTGTGGACGAGGGCTGAGCGAAGGACGCGCAGTTGGTGCCCGCCGAGAAGAAGGAGGCTGCGTCGGACGGCCCAATCATGTTGGGGTATGCATGTACATTGCACACGGATCCAGAGAACCCGCTCGCGTCACCTACAACAATGTCACCAGCCGCCGGACGAGGAACACCAGGAAGGACGCAGGACTTGACGAGCTTGCCGTTAATGTAGACATCCAGGTTGCGCTGGTAGACAGCGACGGATACCGCAAACCATGTCTGAAGGGGAACATTCTCTACTGTGCACGTGTAGCTGTCGCCTGTGGACGAGGTATGGCTCGGGTCGCCAGGGTAGATAGAGATTGTTACGTCCAGGCTATTGTCCGTCGGGTGAAGGGAAATGTCCGGGTTGCGGAACGTCGGAGTTGTCGTGTCCTGGCGATAGAGAATGCTCTTCTTCTTGCCAAACTGATAATCCCAGTCCTTGATGTACATCCAAAACTGAATGCTATTGTCTGCCCCCTGCGTAATGGGTGCATTTGCTGCAGCAATCACCTTCTTTTGTGTCCCATCCAAGGGTAGAGGTGCTTGATCCGGAACTGTGGGGGATCCAAGGACAGAGGTTCCTGGCTTTCCGGATGCAGCCGCAACGGCATTGTAGATAAATAGCGCAGCAAGAAGAAGAACGACCAGGCCCACAATGGCTACAACGACCTTCATGATCACGCTGAACGCGTTGAAGCCCGTCGGAGCAGCGCCCGGAAGGGGTTGTGAGGCAGAGGATCCCATTTATGTATCACTTACAAAGGAAGTTGTGGTAAGACACAATGGAAAAACGAATAGATCAACCTCCAAGATCACAACAAGTAATGTATTGTAACAATTGCGGGACACGAGGTCATCTCTTTCGGGCGTGCCGAGATCCGGTTTTATCATGTGGGCTTATTCTTGCGAACAAATCTGCTCTGCCAATTGATCCGACTACGTCTACTCTGCTGATGATCCGGCGCAAAGACAGTATGAGCTTTGCGGAGTTTATGCGGGGAAAGTACGATCCCGCGGACTTGGACTATGTTGGGCGATTGATTGGGAATATGACAATCTCAGAGCAGCGTCTCCTTACCGAGACGCCTATTGAGGACATTTGGAAGAGCTTGTGGGGCGATGACCATTCAAACGGCGACCTGGCAGTGTCCAAGGCCAGATTTGCTCAGCTGGATTGGCCTACTCTCGTGGCGAACCATCCATCCGCCTACGAGGAACCTGAGTGGGGATTTCCCAAGGGACGCAGAATTCGGGGAGAGAGTGATGTAGAGTGTGCGATCCGTGAGTTTGGTGAGGAGACGAACATTCCGCGCGATGCGTATGTTGTGCTGAAGAACATTCGACTTGAAGAGACCTTTGAAGGATTGAATGGAATTACGTATCGGCACATTTACTTTGTGGCTCTGATCCAGCATCCGGAGATGGTTGATTTGGCTCAGCGCTTTACTCCAATGCAGCGCCGAGAGATCTCGGGTATTGCATGGAAGACGTTTGATGAATGTTCTGCTCTGGTTCGCCCTCACCATGTTCAGCGAGGTGCAATGCTTGACGAGTTACGGAGTGTTGTCACGACCTTTGAAACCTAGGATGTGAAACGGAACCCCGCGAAATAGACCGTAATTACATACGCTACTACGCTAATCACAAATACCCACCACCACAACGGGAACACAGTGGCTTCCCGGTCGGTTGCCCCAAACGGGCGAATCCGTCCTTCACGCCCAAAGGCGACGGACGGCTTCAGGTAGAGGAACCCTGCCATCAGAAACAGGTATATTGTCACCATCCACATACGATGGTTTCGTCGGGTCAGATCCATTGTATGAAGTAGTGTAAAAAGTTCCACACCAAACACAATGGGCGAATACGTGTTACCAAACAGGAAGGCGTTCTCAGACGCCATCACACGCCAGTTCATTAAGTCGGACTACCGAGCCAAGGACGTAGATCCGTTGGATGAGGAGGATAAGAACATTGATCTGTGTGCCAAACGAACGGGCACAGGTCGCGAACTTTTTCCTTATCAAAAGATCATTCGCGACTACCTAAAAATAGAAACTCCGTATCGCGGATTGCTGGTGTATCACGGACTGGGATCTGGCAAGACATGTTCGTCCATTGCGGTGGCTGAATCGTTGCTGTCGACCAGCAAGGTCTATGTCATGGTCCCGGCGTCGCTGGAAGCCAACTTTCGGGAGGAGCTGCAGAAATGCGGCGATCCGGTGTATGCGGTGGAGAACCACTGGACGGTGCGCCAAATGTCAGATGACGTGCGCAAGATCGGCAAGCAGCTCGGCATCTCAGAGGCATTCATGGACAAGCACAATCGCATTTTTGTCACCACACCGAGTCAGCAGCCGAATTTTGAGAGCTTGTCTACCGACGATAAGGCAGCAATCCGGGCGCAGATTGCCGATGTGCTGAAGCAGCGCTTCAACTTTGTTCGCTACAATGGACTGACACGGACCAGCATTGGAGACTACACCAAGGAGGGAATGTATGACGATTCCGTGGTGATCATAGACGAGGCGCACAATTTGATCTCTCGCGTCATTAACGAATCTGAAATCACCGGCAAGCTCTACGATGCCATCTACCATGCTACTCGTTGCAAGGTGGTTCTGCTGTCGGGAACGCCAATCATTAACTCGCCCAATGAAATTGCCTACATGATGAACCTGCTGCGAGGTCCTATTGAGCGCATCACAATTCCCTTTCAGACCATTCCGACCTGGGACGAGGAGAAGATCACAAAGGCCTTTCGCAGTCTCCCCGAGGTTGATACGATTGAGTTCAATGCGCTGAAGAAGCAAGTGCTGGTCACCCGCAATCCTCCCCAGTTTCGCTCCACGTACAATGGGGATGGCGACCGTATTGCCGTGCAGTACATGAAGGACATGCCATTCATTCCTCAGGCGGCTGACTGGGTTGCGTCGATAAAGACCAAGATTGCCACAGAAGTAGGTGGAGGTGAGATTGCCTCTGAGCGTGTGACGACAGAGGAGTTCCAGTGCTTGCCCACGGACTATGAAGAGTTTGCAAAGCTGTTCATTGATGGACTGAACGTGAAGAACCCCATGTTGTTCCGTCGTCGTATTCAGGGATTGGTCTCGTATTTCAAGGGTGCCGATGAGCGCCTGCTGCCGAAGCGCATTGAACTTGAGGATACCTTAGAAAAGGTGCCGATGTCCAAGGAGCAATTCACTCGCTACCTGGAAGTCCGCTGGATTGAAATGAAGATTGATTCTCGGCGTGGTCGGAGCAAGCTGAATGAGAACCTCAGCACCTTCCGAGTACCCACTCGCCTTGTTTGTGATTATGCGTTGCCGCCTGACCTGAAGAAGCCCGAGGCAGAAGAGGGAGCGACAGAGGACAATCCCACAAATCTCTCCAGTGACGAAATTCGCAAGAAGCTGTTGGCCGAGCCTGCTCGCTATCTCTCCGAGAAGGGGCTGGAAACATTCAGCCCGAAGATGCTGAGAATTCTGCAAAACATCAAGAAGTCCAAGGGCAAAAATCAATTTGTCTATTCCCAGTATCGCTCGCTGGAGGGACTGGGTGTGCTGTCGGCTGTGCTGGAGCACGCGGGATGGCAGAGATACAAACTGTCTCACACTGCAAATCAGTGGGTAGAGGATCCAGAGATGGACGATCGCCCGGCCTATACCTTTTACACCGGCGAGGAGAAGGAGGAGGAGCGTGACCTGACCCGTCAGATTTTCAATGGAGTGTATTCCAAGAACTTTCCGTCGTCTCTCAAGGAGAGCGTGGAGAAGCGTGGCAAGAAGATCCTGAACGTGCTCATGGCTTCAGCATCGGGCGCAGAAGGAATTACCCTTAACAATGTCCGCCACGTCCACATCATGGAACCGCACTGGACGCCGGCTCGTCACGATCAGGTCATTGGCCGCGCCATTCGCATCTGCTCCCACGCCACGCTTCCCATGGAGGAGCGGACAGTCAAGGTCAGCTTTTACATTTCCGTCTTTACGGAGGACCAGATGAAATCCGCGGAGTACCCGAACATTGTGGCTATTCGTCGTAACGATATGGTCACAAAGCGCTATGAGGGTGATCCTGTGGAGACATTCATGTCCACCGATGAGTACCTGTATGAGACGGCATTTGAAAAGGAGCGTATCGGTCAGCGCATGTCTCTGCTGCTGAAAGAATCGGCAGTGGACTGCGAGATCCACCGAAAGCTCCACTCTCGCGAACGCCCTCAGGTCTCGTGCATGCGATTTGACACAACCACAACCGGAGAAGATCTGGCGTTCAGGCCCAATATCAAGAATGAAGACTTGGATGCCACGGTTCTGCGCAACACATCCAAGAAGCACCGTCGTTTGCAGAAGGTGCTGATCAAGGGCATTTCGCTCATCATTGATCCAAATACAAAAGAAGTGTTTGATGGGCCTGCGTGGGACGATCACCAGCGTCTTCTGCGAATGGGAGTTATGACGTCCCCCACGTCTATACGGTTTCTGCTCTAATCGGCGTCAATCGGCTCCACTAGAAACTGCGGCTCTGGAACAACATTCTCTAACTTTGTATTGCAAGTGCGACAGCACGCGACATACAAGGTAGTATCCGCCGTATGTTCGGCCATATCAATTCGAGCCAAGTCAGCAACGCTCATCCCAGGGTTGTTTTTCATGATGGTCTTGATCCTAATTGAATGTGGAATTCCGACATGTGCCAATGTGATGGACTTAAACGTGCCGTTGCACATGCAACATCTATAGCTCCCATCACTAAGCCTGCACTTCTTCTTCACCTCCTTGACATATGAACTTCGCATGAGCCTCTTCTGGTTCACTTCGCGAATGGCATTGTAGGTAATGTATTCATCCGTCTGGTCCTTGATGTTTAGCTGAGACCCCTTCAAGGCGTGCATAGAAAGAATGTGTTGAAGCGACATTTTGAACAATGTCTTTTGTTTGGGGGACGAGCAGATCCATTTTACGCCTCGGCCTTGACATCCTCCAGCCAGGCCGCACAGACCTCGTCCCACGTCTTGAACTTGTAGGCCGCCGCCGACTTCTTCATCTGGGGAAGAATGGCAATCATGTCCTCCATTCGATCGGCAAGATCCTTGTAGCTGAAGCTCGGAGCCCACAATCCAAGCGGCATGGTGCCCGAATAATAGACGCGATCGCCGGGCTTGACAAACCCACACACCGTCTCATCCATGAACGCGCGGTAGGTTCCAATGTCCGTGACAATCTGCGGTGCACCTGTGTAGAGGTGCTCAATCTGACAGAGCCCGAACCCCTCTCCATCGGAGGTATTCACGCCAATGTCCGCAGCATTGTAAATCTCGTTAATGGCCGAGTCGGGTACGGCCTTTGCTGACGTATCCACCAGCATCAGTCGCTTGGCGAAATCCTCGGGCTTGAGATTACGACGCTCAAGCTCCACCGTGAAGATCCGGCTAATGTCGTAATAGGCTCCCTGCTGAGCGTTGAGACCCGTGACAATCATAAAGTAATAGGGCTTCGTAGGATCGCGCGCAATCAGATCCACAAATCCCATGACGGCAAGATCATGGCGCTTGCGCTGGCTGTTGCGGTTCGCATTCACCATCAGAACGGCATTGAAGGGCAGACCCATTGTCGCCCGAATGTTGTTTCGGGTCGTCTCCGGAAGCTTGGAAAACATGCTCGTATCCACAGCATTCTCCAGCGTGCGCACATCCTGAAAGTCGCCGTAGGTCTTGAAGACATCCGTCCAATACTGCGTGAAGCAATACACACGGTGGGCGTTCTTGCGAATTGTATCGGCCAGTGCGGGTGCAATTCCCTCGTAGACCTGATCCACGTAGACCCACAGCTTATACGGAGATACATCCTTCTCGTACTTCATGGCCTCCACAAAGCGGTGGATAATCAGGGGGTCATTGTAGATCATGACCACATCCGGGTTCACCATCTCCAGATACTCGTGGATCTTGTTGAAGCCAAAGCCCTCCTCCTTCGGATCCTCATTGGCCGCTGCATCGTAGGCAATAACACCTGCCGGCACCGTGCGGATATTGCCGCGAGAGGGATGGCGCTGAAATCCAAAATGATAGGTCTTGACGCCAGCCGATGACAGCTTCACAAGCTGCTTGAGGAGATTGATGACGACCTTGGAGTACCCCGTTGTCTGATCTACGTGAGTGCTGATGAGAACGAACCGCATTGTACAAATTACATCATTTCTCCGTAAATAACAAATGCAAGTCAACAACGTACAAGATTATGTTACGCAGCTGAAGCGCCGGATCATTGCCAAGTCGTTGGCGGTCGCTCCTCCGCCCCAGAAGCGCAGGACAAACACTCAGTACATTGGTGTGCTCGGCAACAAGTCTCAGCAGTACACACGGTTTGTCGGCGGAATGGGCATCAATGCATATTACCCGGCGGTCCTGGGAACAACCTATACCTCGTCGTGCTGCGTGCCGGCGAACACTGCGACTACGACCTATTTAGTCTAATCTCATTAGTAACACAATATGCCGGGTGGTCTTCTCCAGCTGGTTGCCATTGGAGCACAGAACGAACTCGTGAATGGAAGCCCATCCATGACACATTTCCGAGCCGTCTATCGGCGGCACACGAACTTTGCCATGGAGTCAATCCGAATGACCTTTACCAGTTCCAACCTGAGCTTTGACCAAACAACAACCCGGACAATTCCCTGTCGAATTGATCGGTATGCGCAGCTGCTTCACGATACCTACTTGGTGGTGACGCTGCCTGACATTTGGTCTCCTCTTTCTTATCTCGGATCCTCGGCGCCGCCGGCGGGCTACGATCAGCGATCCAATTCCATTGGCTACGAGTTTCAGTGGATTGACAATATTGGCTACAATCTGATCGATCACGTGGAGATCACGGCCAACGGCCAGGTTCTTCAGCGACTCACGGGCGAGTGGCTGAAGTTCTATTCGTATCTGACCCACGATCCCAACAAGCGCAAGCTGGTGGATCAGATGGTTGGCAATGTTCCTGAGATGAATGATCCGGCCAATGCCTATGATCGGATGGGACAGTACCCTCACGCAGTGACACCGCTGAACCAGCCTGGTGGTGTTCCCAATACGCTGACCCCTGAGCCGTCCATTCGCTCTCGTCAGCTGGTCATTCCCCTTCACTTTTGGTTCTGCGAGAACCCGGGCATGGCTCTGCCTCTGGTGTCCATGCAGAACTCCGATGTCTTTATCAATGTGACGTATCGGCCCCTCAATCAGCTGTACACCGTCATTGACGTGAACCCGGCAAACACTACCTACGGAAAGCGTATTCGCCCGACGGGAGCGGCCTTTAATCCCCTCTTTCCGAATGCCGCGTACGATGGAATTGGTCGGTTTCTGAGCCCGCCGAACCTTGATGGCAGTTCATCTAACAATGCCCTGACCACATTCTTTCCCGATCCTTATCTGGAAGGAAACTTCATCTACCTCACGGAGATGGAAATGGCTCAGCTGGCCAGTGCGGATCAGACATTCTTGGTCAAGACGGTCACATACACCAACAACCCCGGTCAGTATGGTGGCAACTCGGATATTCTGCTTCCGTTCTTTAACCTGATCACGCGCATCGTATGGACTTCGCAGCGGTCGGATAAGATCCTGGCAAATGACTGGGACAATTACACGAATTGGGACAATCCTCTTCGCGCGCCCTTTACGACAACCGGGACGGCCAACGATGTCTTTTCACCGACCACGAGCTCTACGGAGACGCAGACGTTCCTGTATTCCAGCGGCCAGCTGCAGATTTCCTCCGTGTATCCCCGTGATCCGATCACAAACGGTCAGCTTCTGCTAGACGGCAAGGAGCGGTTCTCTGTGAAGCCCACCTCGTACTTTTCGCTTCTTCAGATGTACAAGCACACCACGGGCAATGCTCCTCAGATCCCCGGTGTCTACATGTATTCCTTTGCCCTCAATAACGATCTGTACCAGCCGAGTGGCGCAATTAACGGCAGTCTGTTCAACAAGGTCGTTCTTCGTCTGACCCTTCAGCAGCCGCTCGTCACAACAGCCGGAGTTGCCTCTCAGCAGGTTCTGTATGCCATCACATCCACAGTGAATAGTCCCAATCCAGTTTACATTACGCAGGCTCAGTGTGCTCTGCGCGATCCCGTCACTGGTCTTCAAGTGTATCCGTATGTGACCCCCGTGGTCGTGAATACGAATGGAGACAATGTAATTTTTGCCTATACGTATAACCTCGGCGTCTACGTAGAGTCTGTGAACTTTTTGCGTATCGTGTCTGGTCTCGCGAATTTCGTGTTTGCTAACTAACAATGAGTATCGTAATCAACTCCGCCATGTGGGGCGACGAACAGTCCTCCACAGATGTTACCAAGAGCATTCAAGCCAAGGCGTCCGGTGGATATCTGGACACTGTTGCCAACAACAGCCTTGTGCCGTATGTGGACATTTTTGGCACAAATACATCCGTAACTCTGTCCGATTCGGACAAGGCGGATATTGCCCTTCAAGCAGCAAAGGTGTGCGGAAGTGCATCGGACGAGAAGTGCATGATGTATCAGTCAAACCAACTGGAGACGGCAATGCTGCAGAAGAAGATAGCTGAACAACAATCCTCTGCAAATGTCATCAAGGGTCGCCGTCTGACCGTCACTTACACTGACCGAACAACGGGCGTTCAGCGAACAATTGCCGTTCCTGATGGGCAGCCCGTCCAACTTGGAAAAGCTCCGGTTATTGCGCTTCCCACCATGCCGACGGTCTCGGGAACTTTGATGAGCGGGTTAAGCATTTTTGGCTATGTCATTGGCATTGCGCTGTATGTCTTTAGCATTGCGATTGCGTGGCGAGTCATGATGTTGGGCGGACATAACCGAACGGCCTATGCGCTGACCCTTCTGGCCATCCTTATCCCCTATTCTGGACTTGTGACCACCCCGATTGCTGTTGCCGTGTTCAACCAAATGGGCACTAATAATGTGAGTAGTGTATAATGTTTCAGCTCGTCTGGATTGCAGCCGGCGCCATTGTCGGACTGCTTATTGCGTGTGTTCTTGTCCCTCCGACCCGCAAGCAAGTCTCCGTGCCGTCTCCCTATGACAATGACATTTTTCACACGGATACGGGGTGTGTTCGCACGCATGCTATTGAGGTGCCGTGTGGAGAGGAGGCAGACTCCTTCAACCTACTCGCAAGTCTCAGCAAGAAGTAATGCTTGACTTCACCAAGGCTATTGAACGTGCAAGCCCATTCTTCTCTTTCATCATTGGACTTGGCATCTCAGCCCTGCTGTTTCACCGCAACTATGACACGCAGCGGGTCCTTGGTGTGTCGTTGGAAGATGTGAATACCAAGACCGTCAAGGTGGATGGAAAGTGCTACAAGTATCGCGTGGAAGATGCCAACTGTGAAATCCCGTCTTCTCCATAAACAATGGAGGACCAAACTTCGCTTGATGCTCTTTTGCCGTCGCCCGGGCTGCCTCAGTCTATGCCGCCCATGATGGGTGTATCGGGATCTGATCATATTCAGCGCACCCAGATGGCGCCGTCGTTCAAGCCGTCGCTCCCCATGATGCGCATGATGTGGGCCAACCTGACCCTGTACATCTCGTTCTTCCTCGCCACGGTCATTCTGTCTCTGTCGGCTCCCCGTGATCTCCTGCTCCGCTACATTCCGAATGCCTATACATCTGGAGGCGTTGTCTCATGGCAGGGCGCAGGTGTCCTCGGTGGTGCGGCCGTGGTTCTGTCTCACTTGCTGAACGTCTTTCTCCTAAGTTTCCTCGGTTAAGAAGTAATGAGGCAGGCTGTAAAAATACAGGTACGAAACCCAGATAGAACTGTTTTGAAAGTAGTAACCGGAACTCAGGTTGGAGACCCTGCTGAGCGCCTCCGGAAAGATGGCGAGGCTCCGGGTAGCAAGCCGGATACGTTTGCTGAATGGCAGGCTCTTCACCCAAACTATCCTCTGGCACAGCTGAGAGAACCAGACGCCAAAGGGCGTCAGTACATCTACATTCCGAATAAGATGGGGTTCCGAGACGTAAGCGGCACCTGCGATGGCGGAGAAGCGCTTCCTCTGTGTGCCGCTCGGGAACTCTTTGAAGAGATTGGACTTGATCTTCGCGCCACTCCTGCTCGTCTTGTTGCGGGAGGACCTGGTCAGCCTTTTCGGGTTGATGCGACTGCGGATGAATGCAGAGAAATCACTCAGCTCCTTACGAGCCGAATTGCCAGCCGGAGAGGAGAAATCTTTGCCTTTCGGTGGGAACAGCCGAGGGGCGGCAGACGCAAGACCAAGCGGACCAGACGCGGTAAAAAATGAATATTCGCTTTCGCATATCCTTCAAATATATCTAAAATGATTGAGACCACTATTCTTCGCTCCTCGGATATTGATGACATTCTCCGCGCAGCTAACATTCGCAAGGAAAACGACACCAAGTATGCCAATCATCTCTTGGCAACGCTGGAGACGGCTGCTCGGTTCGCCAACCTCAAGCAGCGGTTTTGGGAGTCGGTCTACGACAGGCGCCCGTCTCGCTTTCTCCTGCTTCAGGTGCACAACATGCAGAGCCACGAAGGCCTAGTGTACAATGTGGAGGACATTCTCAATGAGTATGATGTGCTGGAGCGTCTTGCTCAGGCCTGCGGAAAGAACGTGGTGTCTCTGTATGAGATGAGCGGGACCAATGTCAATGTCTACCTAGACTTTGTCGTGGATGTTGAGGCGGCAACAATTCTTACTGCCGCAGAAGCCCTGGCGCAACGCCGTCTTGAGAAGGAGACCTCGTGGTAAGTCCCCACGCCCAAGGCCCGATTAAACAGATGTCGCCCTACAGTAACATGCTGGTCCTTCGCCCGAGGTATATGTATGAACAGCCTGCGTGGTTCTATCCACGCATCCTAGTGGGCGCTGGCGAAATGCTCACACCTTCTTTTTTACGTAGACACAATATTACTCATGTCATAAACTGTGCGTTTCCGGACCATTCTCCCGCTTGGTTCAAAAAGGCATATCCAAGCAATTACGTGTGTCTCAATGCATTTGACTCCGCCGAAGCAAACATTCTAGATTGGTATCCTCTCTTCAAGTCAACGCTGACCACCTTTCTGCGCGAAGGCAATGGGACCGTATTCGTTCATTGCCAATGCGGAATCAATCGCTCGGCTTTTCTGACTCTGACCTACATTGTTGAAAAGTACGGTCTTCCATATGAAAAGACATTTTTGGCTCTGAAGCGACAGCGTCCGTGCATGTTTACAAATTCGGTCTTCAGGAAGCAGACTGAAGAGTTTACAAATGGACGTCTTCAGAATTCGCAAGACGAGGGATCCGGCCGCGAGTGGATCCTCAATGGGGACGCTGGACTCGGTTCATCAGGAACAAGTGCAGTCGTTACGTGATATGGATGGGAAGCAGACTGATCTTCGGAATAAATTAGCCGACCTCCGAAGTCAGCGCGAACGTCTGAGCACCTCAACCGAACTGACAGAAATTGTCAAGTGCTCGCAGGTGGATTCTCAGATTCGCGAGATAGAGCAGGAACTCATGCGTATCAACCCTGTAGAAGACTATTACATGAAAAATATGGACATTCTACTCGACTACTATGGGAAGGAGGCATTACCCTCTGCGCCGTCTGCGCCTCCGCCTAAAGATGCCAATACCTTCCTGAAGTTCTTTGTCGCGAATACGACCCCCGCGGACACTGGGTTGTCCAAGAAGCAGATCTTTGACGAGTATGTATCCCGTATGAAGTTGAGTAACGGTCCCGATGCAACACAGTTACTGACGGAACACTGTTCTGCTTGCAATGTTGCTCGTGAAGAGATTAGCTCAGAAGGAATTCTTGTGTGTCCGAGTTGTGGCTCCGAGGAGTATGCTCTGGTTGTATCCGACTTTCCCAGTTTCCGCGATCCGCCCAAGGAGCGCAACAATTATGCGTACAAGAAGATCAACCACCTGAACGAAATTCTCAATCAGTTTCAGGCCAAGGAATCCACCATTATTCCAGAGGAGGTTATGAATGAGGTGATTTTGGAGATACGCAAGCGACGCATTGACAACGTAGCCGATCTATCGGAGGAGGATACACGCCAGATCCTGAAGAAGCTGGGACGGTCCAAGTATTACGAGCACCGCGCTCACATTCTGAGCCGCCTCAACGGCAATCCGCCACCGACCATCACCCCTGAAATAGAGGAAAAGGTCCGAGCAATGTTCCAAGAAATTCAAGCACCGTTTTTGCTGTACTGTCCCAATGACCGCACGAACTTTCTGTCATACTCGTATATCCTGTACAAGTTCTTTGAGCTGCTGGACTTGGATGAGTACAAGGTGTTCTTTCCCTTGCTCAAGTCCCGTGACCGCCTGATCGCTCACGATCAGATCTGGAAGAAGATCTGTGACTACCTTAGTTGGGAATTTATTCAGAGTGTTTAGAAGAGGTCCAACTGAACGGTCAAATCGTGTGCCAGATTCGCTCCACCACCGGTATACGAGATATATACACTGATATAATCGCCTGTATTGAATCGTAGTGAACCGTTATAGAACGTATTGGACGTTGCGGTTCCTGAAATTGTTGTTGTGTATGTACCCGTTGAAACCCCGTTCTGATATACGGTTATGGTCACTGAGTTTGCACCACCAGGAGCTGTGTTTAACGATGCATACATTCCAGAGAGCAAGAGCGGTTGCTGGACGCGGAAGTACGCTGGCGGGGTGCCAGCGTCGGGGAAGGTCCCTGCCGAAACTGCCTGTGTTCCTGGCCATAAGTATCCTGCAGTTCCGCTACTGAGGTTCCCCTTCAATCCATAGTAGATAATGGTAGGATAGACGTATGACGAGAAAGGAGATCCTCCTGCGGACTTTGTGACCAGATCTGTTCCTGGACCAACTTGGATTCCAGCCGAGGCGAGGTAGGTCGGGCTAGAAATCGTCGCGGGTGTGCTCTGGAGAATGTCAGAGGCCGTGTATGGCGACGAGCTGTAGGCACCCACACCGATGGTTGTTGAACGAAGCTGAATCGATCCCGTGTTATTGGAGTCATTGGTTTCCACGCCAACATAAGAACCCGTTGATGCTGTATCGGACGGCGTGGCGACATAGATGTTCGTATCACGAGTACTGGCTTGATTCGTGTTTGAAATCAACAGACCCCGCTTGTTTCCAGCTCCGTTTGAGATGACGTTGATCGTTGATCCCTTGATGCTGTTAAACGAGAACGATGAAGACGTGAGAGCTCCTGTTCCATTGAACTCTACGCCTGTAACGGTTGAAGTCAGGGTCCTCGCCATAGTCGCGTTATTGATCGTCACGACGCACACACGGAGCTTCGAAGTTTGTGAGCTGGTTCCTCCAAAGACGACGCCCTTGAGAACGACGTTGTTTGTTGATCCTGTGCAGTTCAGTGTGAGGCTCAGGTCCTCCACACGACAGCCCTCTCCCATTGTGAGCATCGTAGCCGAAGTGGTGACATTTGACTGGAGAACACACGTCTGCAAGGACACTCCGCGTAATGAGACGCCATTCGGAAGCACAATTGGTGAGGTGATTGTGTAGGTTCCTGGCAGGATCCATACAGTTTGTCCTGATGTTACGGCCGAAACCGCTGCATTGACTGTCTTGAATGGAGTTGTTCCTCCTACTTTTGCAGTGCTGTCGTTGCCATACACGATATCTACGACGGCGACATTTCCCAGGCCAACAGCCACGGGTGTAGGAATTGCAGCGGCAACCCGGCCTACTCCAGGTATGTAGCGAAAAAGAATTGCGCCTGGCGTAGTGTATGCCATTATGCATATCAAGCAATTTATTCAGAGCGTTTAATAATGGCCGCCGCTGTTGTGCCTCCTGGATACACGGTGAATAAATACGACTGCGCGGTTCCCGGACAGCTTGCCGAAATAACCCGATTGACAGCCTTGGCCGACGTCCAGCAAGGTACAAAAAAGCTGTTCAACTCTCGTGTGCTTCCCTGGACGCTTGGGTGTGCTCCCAGTAACAAGTGGGCCCTGCATGTTCGCCACTATGTTGCAAAGACACCGGAGGAGCTGATTGTAGGGTGGCTGGTGGCCGAGACACGGCGCCGCTTCAGTCGCACGTATGTCTATCTGTCGGAAATCAGTGTCACGCGGGTTCCTAATCCTCAGCACGCAGGGATCGGACGGACACTTCATGCTGCACTGTTGGCCGACGCACGAGCAGATGGGGCTGCCTTTATCTACCTGTATCCTCTCACTCCCGAGGCTGCAGCATCCTACACGAAATGGGGCTACCAAACGCCCAAGGAAATGAACCCAAGAAACAATTTGTATCCCGAGATAAAGCACCAATTCCTGCCGCTTGATGGCCAGGCGATCCCAAACAAGCTTCTTTCCAAGCTGAACCCCGAACCTCCGGCGCGTGTGTTCATAGAAGCCGGGGCAATTGCGGGTCCCGATGCTGAGCTGAGAAAGGTCATTGACAGAGCCAGTCGTATGCGCAAAGATGATCCTGCGTTTGTTGCCAAGATCCGCGATGTTCTTGAAACAATTGCTGTCTTTGGAGTGTCCGGAGATGAAGGCGAAGACGCGTTGAGCCGCGAAGAGCAGCTCAAGATGCTACGCGATGTCTTTGGATCGGCTGGCGGTCGTCGCACTCGGAAACAGAAACGCCGCGCACGGCCCACAAGGGGCCTCGGGTCACGTCCCACTCGTCGCCGCTAGATCCTGCAGTAGAAGATATAGTATTTCGCATATGGATCGGGATCATCGTAGTCGTCGTCTGATCGCCGAATGCCATGCCTGAGTAACAAACGCAGTTGGAGTTGTCGGTACATATCGATTGTCCAATCAAGTGCGTAGGATCTGAAGTCATCCCAAACGATCTCTGGCCACGGGTGATCTTTGAGATCCTCTACTTCAAGAATGGGTCGGGGAGTCTCCATTGAAACATATGGTTAAAAAGAGTGAATTCATTCATTTTGCAATACCTCTCAGTCCAGATACGGCATGTCGTTGTGAATGTAGGTTGGCAGATCCTCAAAGACAGTCGGCGGAGGCCAATACTCGGCCCGAAACCCGAACCCAGGCGATCCGTCCGGCAGAGTGAAGCTCACGAACCGGACCTTGATGTTCTCTCCGATCCCTGCCTCAATCTCCTTCAGAATGTTCGTACTGCTCACCACATCGCGGGCTCGGATTTGGCGCTCATCCACCTCAATGCTCTCATTCCACTCGTAGGTCCGAGGCAGCATCACAGCCATCTGCTTGCGATGCGTGGCTGTGTCAATTGCCTCCAGCATTCGCTCCTTGAAATCAACGACAGATCCTAGGACCTGGTCAAGCATCTTCCACATGCACGCCTTCCGGAAGTTCGCCGTGAAGTTGGTGTTGCGAGCAGCTGCATTCAGTACGCCAATATCGTAGTTGGAAAGGATAGGCATTTTGGGGTCTATTCAATTTGACCCAGCCGATCCATTTTGGACGACCGAGAAAATGGATTTGAGAGTGTCATAACAAACCAAGACAGCGTTCAAAATGGAGTACAATCCTATTCTCGTTGCCAACTGGGTTGCGGCCGTCACTCGTCACGCAGAACTCGTCCGGACCAATGCCCCGATCGCCGACCAACAACACGAAGAAAAGATTGTCAAGACCGGATTGGTCCGCCTCCTCGTCAGCGTCGGGGTTGACTTTGACGAAGCCATGCTAGCCACGGGCCTGGCCGAGGAAGACTACATGGACCTGGACGATGAAGATCCAAACAATTAGTCACTGTAACAAGGGCTTCCCGGTCTTGCTCTCAATCGCCAGTCGCACGTGTAGTTCATCCAGTGTAGTCACGGTAGCCACATCCTCTACGCAAATATCCTCTCTCCACAGCTCGTATGCGAACTGATACAAACGAGCCTTGACAGCTGTCTTGGTTCGTTTGAGTTCTTCTGCCACTTCTTTCATTGATTTTTCATTGTGTAGCAACTGCAGCATCTGCATCTCCTCCTTCTCAGACCAATATTCCCCTGAGCGTGACATTATGATAAAAAGCTGTGCATAGTTGTGTAAATTCCATTTTTAACGACTGGTCTGCTCCAATGCATCTAAGCGCGCGTGAATGCGGTTCAGACTCTCCACGATGGACTCAAGCATTTCTGTCTGAGATTTGTATGAGAACCTACATGCAGTTACGATGGGACTTTCGTTCTTTCTCGACAGGTTGGTCTTGACATTCTCCTTCGCCTTGATGAGCAGTTCTTGTGCAGTGATGATTGGCGGAGGAGGAACCTTCTTAGCTTCCTCAAGCTGGGCGATGCGAGCGTGGAGAGATGCGAGTTCGGTGTCGATAGTGGAAGACATCTTGACGGTAAAAAGTTGGTTTCTGTCTAAGCGGATTTCCGTTTTAGGCAAAGTCCTTGGAGTTCAGGTGCGTCTCGTAGGCGAACAGCCACAATCCCGACTTTTCGCACTTCTCAATGATCTTCTCCGACAGCTTCTTCTTGTCCTTTGCGGCAAGACGGAGATTAACCCTGTCCAACCGAACCAGCATCTCGGCAACCGAGATCTTGTTGTCCCTCGTGATCTTAAGAAACTCGTCGGTGATGATGCTCTCATTGAAACTGGGGCGCTGAGGGCGGCCTGATGTCACCTTGAGCGATGCATACTTCTTGCAGAAATCCTTGACGGCTACTCGCAGTTCGTCGGCATTCACAACTGCCTCCTCGGTCACATAGAGTTCAGGTACCGACACTGCCTTATTCAACCGCATGAACTCTCTCTTCACATCCTCGTCAGTGGCATTCCACATGAGATCCACTAGGACGGGAGTAGTGTCATCAGGCACTCCCTTCAGTGCCTCCCTGCGGTGGTTGGACTCGTAGCAGACGACCTCCCCACCAACATCCGCGAGATAGATAACGCCATCGCCCCGCTTGGCTGTGAGGAGATGTGCGTGGATCTCAGCTACGCGCTCCATATCCGGAGGGCGATTGAACTTCCATCGCTTGATGGGAAGTGAGTTGAAGAGTGGGACAGGGATCATCCAAATCTGGTGATTCTCGCCATGGTTTGAGCCGGTACAGTTGTTTGCGGACAAGACAGAAGAGAGAAAGGCCATTTTGATCGTCGTCTATTTCCGATTTCATATAAAAACGGGGATCCATTTTATACCCATGAGACCCGAATTGATCGTTTGACAGAATCCTCTAGCGCCTTGAAATCGGGCGCATGAATTTCGCAGTCAGGAAACCAATATCTGATCTTCGTAAATGCATAGTCATAGCTAACTTGTGTGAAGAATGACTTATCGTTTGGAACCTTAACATCTACCTCTGTTCTACCTTCAGTTGCCGACTGCACAACTGCTGGGTATACCACGCGCCGAGCCCAATTTAGCCCATAGTTTTCTTCTTTCTTGATCCGCTCATCTTCTTTCCGCTTCATCTCGTCGCTTCTTGCAGACTGAAGTGACTGTTTGGTGTGAATAGGTGGATTTTCAAAGTCGTCCATCTTGAATGTAAAAAGTCATTGTGTGTGAAAGTGACCCTCGTTTTGCGCACTCAACTCCACTCGTCATACCAGTGCTTCTCGCCAAATGGACCACGACCTCCGAACCTATACACGAGATTGAGAGGAACAGAGGACCCTTTTGATTGAACTGCGTTGATTGTATCTAGCAGGGTGGATGTCGTGGGTCCGAGGGTCATGCATTGCGTAATGGCGTTAGGGTAATAGACAGGTGTCCCAATGGGTTCCCATCCTGCCTGCAAAAGCGTGTCCACCCGTTTCTTGAATAGATCATGAACGTCTTCAGTGGTCGTATACTTTGTCATGACAGACGCAACAACCGTGAACATCTTATTCAATAGAAAGTTGAAAAATGAGTAAGTGAAACTTGTGACCGACCGTTACGAAGGCAGACGCCATCCCTCCGCGTGCTTGATCTCGTAGCACCGATTGGCCGTGTGCTCTGTCCGGCCGCAGCGTGTGCACCAGTCCGTCGGCTCGGGCGCTGCCGGCTTGGGTGGGCGACACCCCTTCTCGTGCTGTTCGCACGCGTGGCGGTTGGGATAATCCGACACGCACCACTGGCACGCCCAACTGGTGTTCAGGGGCTGAACACATTCCTTGTAATCGTGCCCCGTCGCATGGCACCGAACACAGGCACCTGCAGGCGCATACAACTGGAAGCGGATCAGGCGCTCCTGCTCGTCTCCCAGCCCCATACTCTCGCAATCAAACGGCCGCACAGCGTCAATGCCGTGCTTCTTCATGAGAGCGAGTGTTGCATTGTAAACATCGTTCGGTCCAGAGATCGGACGAGTTTCCGCGATCCGAACCGGATTGTAGACCTGGATCCATCGGGGTCCAAATCCGCAGGCGTAGTAGGCGTAGGTGTGATCAACATTCTTTGACTTGCCGACGAGCCACTTTCCGCAGGTGAGTTCAAGAATATAGAGTTGCTCCATTTTGACCAAGGTTGTTTCTGCTGAGGGAACGAAATCCATTTTAACCTTTGGATCCCCAAGAAGGCAATGGAGGTGTTCTACACGAATTTCAAGGCTCTGACACAGGAGCAGCGCAAGGGCAAGCTGGATCAGATCCTGATGTTCCTGCGCCAGCAGAATGCCCACGAGCAGGCCGCGGCATTCCAGGAGTTGAAAAGCTGCTACCCGATGTTTCCCTTTTCAAAGAATGAGAGGACCTTTCGCGAATACCTTGCGTGGCGTGACATTGCTGTGCATCAGGGTCATCCATTAGTAAAGCACGTGCTCTCGCAGGGATGAACGACAATGCCTCCAGGTGTGCGGCTGACAACGAGTCGGTTGCGATAGACCTTTTGAAGGGCAATCACAACATCAAGAAGATGCTTCCTCAGAACACCCGGACCAATCAGCGTATCGCCTTCCACGACCGTTGAATAGAAAAAGTGGGTCTTGCCTGCCTTCCTGGCTGCTTCAATGGCAAATATGACGGACTTGATGGAGAAGGCAATTTGCGCAGCCTCGTTCATTGTTATTACGTATACAGATCGTCCTTGTGGTGCCTCGGCTTTGGAATGCGAATACGCAGCCGCACACGTTCGCCCGAGTGTTCAAAGTGAATCTCGTCAAGGTCGCCGATCTGATCCAACTTGTCGCGAATCCATGTCTTGGCCACGACCAGTGGAGGATGCCGCAGAATGCAGCAGCATGAATGACTGACTCCGCCCGTTTCAACGAACCGGAGTGCAAGATAGTCCGTGGGTGTGGCATGAAAGGCAATGCGAACAAATTCCGGCACAAACTCCTTTGCGTGGTGGATGGCTCTCTTTTGATTGACGCCCCACGTGGAGGTTGGCCGGCAGAGGGTGTCGCAGACATAGGCTTGGCACATGGCGCACTCCATTCTTACAGTTAAAAAGTGTTTTTTTGTGGTCGTTCGGTTCCGTTTTCACGTCCCTCCGGTCCTCCGCCTGTCGGTCACCAGCCGCGGCGGTTTTCCAGGTCCATCTTGTTGAGGTCATCCTGGTCATATCCCTCCCACATCTCCTTCTCCGCCTCGGCCAAGTCCGCGCGGCGGTTCTGGAGGATCCAAATCCAGTCGTCCTTCTGTCCCTTGGTCATGTTGGTCAGAAGGCGCGCCTCAATCTCCGCAATGATCTCTCGCAGTTCCTCCGGAGAGCGGACAGGCGAGGGAGGAAGCGGCGGGTGCGCGGGCGTGAAACTCCACTTGTCCGGCAGATTGGCGAGAAGCCCCGCCTTGATTTCGTCCGAGACTCGCACGTTCCCCGCGCCGTAGCGAACCTCGTAGCACTCGCGGCAGTAGCGGTCATCCCACAGCGAATGGGTGCCGCATCCCCGACACGGGTCACTGGACTCTTCGTCGCAAGACGGGCACATGCGACCGCTGTCGTCGCAGGTGCAACGGTACTGCACCGTGCATTCGTCGCACGTGTCCTCAATGAAGGCCCGGTTGCACGGATGGTCGCGCACCGACAGGCAGGTGTGACAATAGTCAGACCCGACAATGGTGGCCCCAATGTCCCCGCATCCCGGGCATGCGCACATGGGGCACTTGCTCTGCGACAGGGCCGTCTCGCGGCTGCAGTTTGGTTCGGTGCAGAAGAAGGTGTGCTTGGCCATGGTGGAGTAGGTTGCAGTGTAGAAGCCGCGGGTGTTGGAGTGCTCAGAGTTGATAGTGAATGCCATGTTGGGTCCACCCTCTATTTATTTGGGGCGAACGGATCCGTTTTGGACGATACAGGGGCAGGGGTGCCAGTCTATCGTCCCTCAAACGTCAGCAGTTTTCATTGGGTTCTTGTTGTGGAGGTTTCTACTTGCCCAGCTTGCCCTTGAGCGCCTTCCAGGCAAACGACGACACCAGCGCGAACACGACGGCGTGCGTCAGGTTCACCGTCATGGTGGAGCCGCCCGGGGGGAGGCGGACCAGCACACCCGGGATCAGGAAATAGAACAGCGCGGCAAGGAAGGCGAGCTTAGCGAACATTTTTGTTTACTCTACCACGAGAAATTTTACGAGGAGGGGGGTTTGGTTCCGAAAAAATCGTGGTATACGTGCTTGAGTTTATCATCCAGCGTATCCAGGAAAACAAAGACGGCGTAGACAAAGATCATCTGCCCACCAAACGACTCCAAGTATCCTTCCAGTCCCTGGCTGACGGGCAGGACGGGGACGAAGGAATGGACCATGTACGTGGTCCAGAATGCGAGAATGACAATGATGGAGATCTCGGAGGCCACATCTAGGAGCTGATAGAGGTTGGATTGCTTCTCCCACTCTGCATCAAACGCAGGAAAGACACGCCACAGGCACCACGACAGCAGCCCACCGAGGAACACGTAGAACACGGCAATACAGACGAGATTGATTGTCAGGTTGAAAACATGACCCTTGACCGAGGGAATGGTGTTGAGACCTACGTTCTTCATTATTTAGAGAGAAGACAAGAGTATAGACTATATGGCAACCGTTCTCCGCACTTGGGGCAAGCACCTGATCCTTGACGCCGCCGGCTGCAGCCCGAAGATGATTGGCTGCCCTACCGTTATCACGAGCTTTGCCAAGGATCTGGTGAAGCGCATTGACATGGTCCCGTATGGCAACCCGCAGGTTGTCATGTTTGGTTCGGGCAACAAGAAGGGCTACACGCTCATTCAGCTGATTGAGACATCCAACATTGCCGCGCACTTTGTGGAGGAGAACAACACCATGTATCTGGATGTCTTCTCCTGCAAGGATTTTGACCCCGACGTGGTCAAGGAGGCGGTTTATGAATATTTTGATGCTCAGAAGTTCAGGTCAAAGCTGATGCTGCGTCAGGCGCCTTCACTCCATGAGGCAGTGACCGTCAGTGGTCCGGGTTCCGTCGGGACAGTCCGTAGCCTTCCTCTGCGCTGAGGGGGCCGTAAAATGCTCCTCAAAATAGCTCATAAACAGAGTGCGGGTAAAAATGCCCACAATGACAAGCATAAAGACAAATGACCAGCTGATCTTGGGTGTCTTCATTTATTCTAGAAGTAGGTTTTCTTCACCCAGTCCCGGTCCTTCTTGAATGTCTTTGAACTTGCCGGCGACCTACGCTTGGTCAGAACGGCAACTGCGTTGAGCTTGCGAAACGTGGACAGCTTTCCATACGCATGCACAGCCTTGGCCAATGCACGACGACGAGTGGATGCCTTATTCGTCGTCTTGTATCCCTTGGATACCAACTCACCTTTCTTCAGCGGACCGATCACATTGCGGTTGCGACCGCCCTTGATTGTGCTATTCAGCTTGGCATCATCCATACGCTCACCGGACTGCATTTATTAATCTACAATATTGTTTCGGTTTGGGCACGTAGAGCATCCCTGCCGCGGGGTGGGTTCCGTCTTCCACATGTACATGAAAAAAACGACAAGTCCGAGAAGGACGAGACCAAGCGCGACCATTTACTTACTTCTCCAGAATAGCTTCGGCACAGTCGGAACACATGAACTCTCCAGTCGTGTCGTAGACTACCTTGTACATGAAGTACTTGTAATCTAGGCTCTTGCAAAAGACGCACTCGTGCTTCTCCTTCTCAAGCTTGAAGATCTTGCAGGTATAGCGCATTCCGTGGTAGCACTCTGGGCAGACGATTTCTTCACACATGCGACATCCCAGCGTCTTGGTGACACCGTAGGACGCGTGGGAAAGCATTTGCGAATCGCAGATTGGACAATTGGGAGTTGCCATGGTCACTACATTGAGGGTGCCTCCCCAATCTAAATCCGTTTTATCGCATGTAAAAAGATTTTTTGGTTTGACTGGTCTGGTTCACGCAAGAGCCTCCAGCCACGGGGCCTGATCCTCTGCTGACACGGCCAGTTCCGTTAGGAACGCACGCGCCCTTGCCACCTTGTCTGCCCCGGGAAGGTCCATGTTCGCAAGATCCGCCATCTTGGACTGGATGACCTCCCCAACGGACACGCGCGGTCGGAACGCATCATCAAATCCCGCCATCACATTCACCAAGCGCGCGATGTGTCCCTCGCAACACATCCCAACGGACTCGGTTGCCTCCTCCCAGAGGCGCGTCTTGAGTTGATTGCGAATCGTTGCTGGCTGTTCCTCAATCAGAGTCCACAGACCCTCTAGAAGTCGGCCATACAGACGATCGCCCACGCGGCGACACGTTGATGTTGAATACCATTGATGTACGTCATTGGCCACAATCATGAACCCTCGCATGGATCCGCGTCGTGCCGCAAAGTCCCGCAGGATCGCGAGACCCACTGAATGTCCATTCGTCTTGACAGCCAGTAACTTCTCCTCGCCCTCGTTGGTCTGCTTGACCACAGGACCGGTGTGAACGTTCTGCCGATCGTTCGCGAGCCGTTGCAGGTCCCCCACACGTGCAGGGGGTCCTGCTGCACCATAGTAGGCTGCGTAATTGGGTGGGTGTGGTCCGGGCGCAGGCGCGTGCATCTCCATGTGCATGGCAATCTGCGCACGCCTGGCATCTAGTTCTGCCGCACGCCTGGCTACTCGCAGGCGATCCTCGCCCTCGCGACGGCCTACGTGCAACTGGCACAGTCGGTCTCCTGCAACCACTTGCCCCGTGCACCAGTGCTCATTTCGACCGGTACCCATGACAAACTCGCACGTCCCCGCGACGTGCTCCGGAAGACGTGCCTTGATTTGTGCGTGGACGCCGCACAGCGTGTTGGGGTGGACGAAAGCCGCGCAGGCGCGAAGGTCGCCCTTCTTGATGAAGTTGCAGATGTGTGCCATTGTTGAAGTTGATGATGATGCCCCAAGTCGGCTTTTCTTGGCTGAACCAAATCCATTTTGGGCGTCCTGTCAAAGTGACTTTAGGGTCTCGTGCGTATCAAGGGCAATGGGTATTCCTTACTATATTGCGTCTCTGTTGCGTACCCACAAGCACATTCAACGGGACACGGGGAACGTCCCTCTGGAATGCGATGCACTGGGGCTGGATTTCAATGCATTCATTCACACCTATTTGAAGCCTGAGAATCCAATCGGCAGTGTCGTGGTCGCGCTCCGCAACTTCCTTCGTGATGTGGCACGAGGCAAGAGGGTTTTGATTGCCTTTGATGGTCTGGTGCCGTATGCCAAGATCGTTCAACAACGCTATCGTCGCATGCGCAGTCCCGAACCTGCGCTTTTTGACAAGAACCAGATCTCACCCGGTACCGAGTTCATGATGGAGTTGGAGGATACTCTGCGGTTCTGCTTCCCCGAGTGTCGTCTGTCGGGGACAGATGAGCCGGGTGAAGGCGAACACAAGATCTTCACGTGGTTGCGGGGCATGCCGCCGGAGGACCGCAAGGATATTTTGATCTACGGAATGGATGCTGACCTAGTACTGATTTCCGTTGCGCAGTCCGATCTGGGTCCTATCAAGTTGGTGCGCGAGAACCGAGATTCGGGTTATTCTACCTTTGACGTATCCGCACTTTGCAAGGTACTGCCCATGAAGCCGGACGATTGGGTGGATATGTGCGTCATGTGCTTTGGAAATGACTTTATGCCGACCATTGCCATGTTTTCGTTGCGGGAGGACGGATATAGCCGGGCCGTTCATTACATGACGAAGCAAACGGTAGAAGCCGCGGCAGATGACGAGTTGAAAGTGCTCACGAAGCGCGCAAAGGAGACCGATCGGCACATTGTGTCTCGTGACGGTCATGCGATTGAAAGCCGTATGGCGATCCATCTCATGGACGGTGTGGTGGATTGGAACAAGGTGGTCTATGCATTTCAAAAGTCGCTGGCTTGGACGCTGCATTATTTCAAGACCTCCGAGGTTCTGGACTGGTGCTGGTATTATCCGTATGCGGAGGCACCGTTACTGTCGGCAATCACGGACACTCCGCGGATCACCGACTTTACGTGGGATCACCCAGTCCCGCCATTTGGGATCCAAGAGCAGCTGGATTTCATTCTGCCGGGTCGGGGCAAGTTCCCGGATGAGTTCTACGAGGAAGGGCGTGATTCTCGTCATCCGTGGATGAAGGCCTATTCGTGGGAGACAGATCCGCTTATCTCTCTGCCTTGGAACCCAATGGCAGAACCGACACGGGTCCGCACTCATCTCCTCACCTGAAACCGACCATTGACAAGACCCATGCGGGGAGCGCTGCGAGTATCCAGCCGAATAAGAGGCGGCTGCTCGGCACCCGGGAGCGCAGCGGCAAGTGCGGGTCCAATCGGCAGAACATCGGCTTCAGGAATGTCAGTCTCAAAGTTATTGTCGTGGCGCTGAAAGTAGTCAATTTCAATCTTAGTCATTTCATTGATTTTCTTGAGGGCCGTAAATCCAGACGCATCCTGCATGGTTCTCCAGAAACGCCGAATGTGATTGAGATACGCAGCACGATACTCACGGGCAGGACGGGTCTTCATATTTGCCCGGAGTTGTTCAAAACAGGCAGCCACACTGGGGTAAATCGGCTTGTTCAGTCTGCGATTTACGGTATTGTGAAGCCGGAAGGTAGCAATCATGAACTCTGCGCGCGAATTCAGCATCTCCGGGTGCAGTCTTCGGTATCCATTGAGAGATTGTCCAAAGTGCTCCCTACAGCTCGGGCAGGTGATTGTGGATTGGAACATATCCAGCCAGGTATAGATCAGAGTTCTCTCGGCCGGAAGAGGTGAATCTGAATAACACGATGCGGCTGAATGGAGGGCCATCCAGCCAAGGGGTCCCCAAATGGACGTCATTACTTTACTTGACGACAATCATTCCTGCTTCCATGCCGCCTTCAAGGATTTCACGTGCAATGTTGGCAGGTGTCTTTGGATTGATATTGATGTTGGACTTTTTCAGGGATGCGCGAACAACACCGTCGTTCATCTCGCTCACGGTCTTCTTGATCGTCTTGCGGCGAGCTTCAGCACCCTTCTTCGTCAGGATCCTCAGCGTCCCCTTGCGAACAGGGGGAGGGCGAGCAGGGTCCTTGACCGGAACAATTCCACCCCCGCCACGAGACCGAGTTCCTTTCATGGCTCCACGAGGATATGTTCTCATTGACTTGTGGTGGACGGGGCGCTTTGCCTCCGGCTCCACGTGATCTACTTTCTGAATTTTGACCCCGGACATCACTTATTCAAAACGGATGAGTTTATTTACAGCGAAGACCCCACCAATAGTTACCATGACGTCCCTCCCTTCGGTCGCTCCTCCCGCGGTACTCGTCAACGAATGGAATGCCGTCCGCGCCTACTTCAGCAATGGTGTCCGCCGCATGGTGGATCATCAGCTCGATTCCTATGAGGACTTTGTTCGCCACAAGATTCCCTTGATCATGCAGTCTACACCGCCCATCACGGTCTGGCATGAGCAAGATGAGGCGCTCAAGAAGTACAAGTATGAGTTCAAGCTGTCCTTTGAGAATGTCTCCTATATCAAGCCCCGTATTCAGGAGGCGACTGGACGTGTGAAGCCGATGCTACCCATGGAGGCTCGTATTCGTAACTTCACCTATGCCGCTCAGATGTATGTGGACATTCGGTTTCTTGTGCGGACCTACAAGGGACCGCTGCTGGATACCTACGATGAGGAGTCGCATGTGTTTGAGGGCATCTCGCTCGGCAAGCTGCCGGTCATGCTGGGATCTAGCCTGTGTCTGCTGAAGGATTACCCCATGAGCCTGGCCGAGTATGGCGAGTGCGCCCACGATCCGCTGGGGTACTTTATCATTCACGGCTCCGAGCGCACGATCCTGTGTCAGGAGAAGGTGGCTGACAATCGCATCATGATCTTTCAGAACAAGAAGTCGGCGTCTAAGCACACGCACTCGGTAGAGATCAAGTCTCTCCACGAGTCCTTTACGATGCCGCCGAAGAAGCTGGAGATCCGCCTGAGCTCCAAGTTCAATGGCTACGGCAACCCGCTGACGGCGTGTGTGCCTCGGTTCCGGGAGGACATTCCAGTGGTGGTGTATTTCCGTGCCCTGGGTGTTCTGACGGATCGTGCCATTACCAACATTGTGTGGGGTTCCGAGGATGATCTTCACGTGGAGCTGTTGGCAGCCTCGTTTCGTGACGCGGCTGAGCTTCGGGTCTTTACGCAGCAGGAGGCGATTCAGTATCTGACGAACCATCTGCAGTATGGCACGAACCAGGAGGACAAGTGTGCCTATGTTCGTCAGCTTCTGAACTCCGAGCTGCTTCCCCACGTGCGGTTTGCCGAGGAGCTGACGACCACGCCTGTTCACAATGCTCGCAAGGCCATGCTCATGGGATCCATGATTCGCCGGCTTCTGCTGACCTACTGTAAGCAAATCCCACTGGACGATCGCGACGCCTATCCGAACAAGCGCGTGGTTACGACGGGTGCCCTGCTGACCCATCTGTTCCGCCAGCTGTTTCAGAAGGTCTGCAATGACACTCGCAATGAGTTTGTTCAGGAGGTCAATAACGATTCGTGGAAGCGCGGCGAGGGCGGACCGCGGCCGATGGATGTTCTGAACGGGAACAACCTGTATAAGATCCTGAAGGTGTCGGCAATTGAGGGCAAGCTGAAGCAGGCCCTGGCCACAGGCAACTTTGCAGTCCAGGGTCTTGGTTCGGCAGCCGCCATGTCCAATGCGACAAAGGTCGGTGTCTCGCAGGTGCTCGCCAGAATGTCGTATGCTGCGACCTTGAGCCATCTGCGCCGTATTCAGACACCGGTGGAGAAGTCAGGCAAGTTGTTGGCGCCTCGTAAGCTTCATGGTACCTCGTGGGGGTTCATGTGTCCGGTGGAGACACCCGAGGGTCATTCGGTCGGTATCGTGAAGAACATGAGCCTGCTGACCTCGATCTCGCAGCACACGCCGTCCACCACGGTTATTCACTATCTTCGCGAGCTGGGCGGTATTCAGTGGATTACCGCGCCTCAGGTCTACGAGGGGACATCCGTGACGGTGAATGGAGTGATTGTTGGCTACACGAAGGATCCGCACAATCTGGTCGTTTCCCTGCGAGCAGCAAAGCAGACGCGCCGTCTTCACCCTCACATCTCGGTGGCCTGGTATACCCTGATGAATGGCGTCTCAGTGGAGACGGATGGCGGTCGCTGCGTCCGGCCAGTGTTCAGGGCAGGAATGTCCCCTCCGGAGGAGACGACTAGTTGGAACGAGTGGTGCAAGTCCAGTATTGACTATATTGATTCGTCTGAGACGGAGACCCTGCGCATTGCCATGAGCCGCAGCGAAATGACGTCGTCGCACACGCATTACGAGATCCATCCCTCTCTGATTGTGGGGCACATGGCATCCACCATTCCTCTGTCCGACCATAACCAGTCGCCTCGTAATACCTATCAGTCGGCCATGGGTAAGCAGGCTATGTGCGTCTATGCTGGGAACTTTGCCAAGCGCCTTGACAAGAATGCCTATGTACTGTGCTCCATTGCTCGTCCGATTGTGGAGACGCGGGCCATGAACATTCTGAAGATGCACGAGATGCCCTTTGGAATGAATGCAATTGTGGCGATTGCCTGTTATGGTGGTTACAATCAGGAGGATTCGGTGATCATGAACAAGTCGGCAGTGGCGCGCGGCTTCTTCCGGGGGCTGTACTATGGTATGTACAAGGATGAGGAGCACCGGAACGTGACCTCGGGTCGAGAGGAGAAGTTCATGAAGCCGCAGAAGCATAATACGCGCAAGTACAAGAACACATCCTATGCCGCTGTGTCCGACAATGGCCTGCCGATCATCAACTCGGTGATCAATGAGAACGATGTCATCATTGGCAAGGTTGTGAATCTGCGCAACGACGCAGCTGGATACGCCTTTCGCGATGCCTCTACGACACACAAGAATTCTGAGCAGTGCCGCATTGACGGAGTGTGGCAGGACAAGAACTCGGATGGCTACCCATTCATCAAGGTCCGCACCGTGTCGGAGCGTATTCCGCAGATTGGCGATAAGGTGTCGTCTCGTCACGGTCAGAAGGGAACCATCGGCATGATGATGGAGGAGGAGGATATGCCCTTCACCTCTACCGGTCTGCGTCCGGATATCATCATGAACCCTCACGCGGTTCCGTCCCGCATGACGATTGCTCAGCTGATGGAGAACATCTTTGGCAAGATCGGTGTTCGCAAGGGGACGCTGGGTGATGGCACGCCGTACTCTCACCTCAAGGTGGAGGACCTGAAGAAGCACATGGTGGATATGGGTATGCATCCCTATGGAAATGAGATCCTGTATAACGGCCAGACGGGCGAGATGATGCAGGCCGAGATCTTCATGGGACCGACCTTCTACCAGCGTCTGAAGCACATGGTGATTGATAAGAAGCATTGTATGACTGATGATCACGATGTATTGACAGTGGCGGGTTGGAAGCCTATTAACGAGGTTACATTGGAGGACAAGGTAGCCACGCTTCAGAATGGGCGTGTTATCTACGAGCACCCCCTTCAGACATTTGAGTACGATCATCAGGGCGAGATGTATGAAGTGGAGGCAGATCAGATCAGCCTAAAGGTGACCCCAAATCATCAGATGTGGGTTGCTAAGTCATACACTCGAAAGCAAGAGTGGAGGTATGGATTCCACGAGGCTGGGGATATTGTGGGAAAGCACGTCAAATATCAGAAGGACGGTGAGTGGACGGTTCCGGCGTACCAATTTGTACTCCCGGGTGTTGGCCCGGTTGATATGGATGCTTGGCTAACATTCTTCGGTGTCTGGATTGGCGACGGGTGGTGTACGGACAGTCGCGTGACAGTTGCGGCAAATAAGCCTCGTGTTAAGGCGGCTCTGGAGGCATGTCTGCCCCGCCTCAATCTCGCCTATCACTACTACCCAGACTCGTGCAAGCTGGACGTTTCGGACAGGAATCTTCGTAACTATATGCGTCCTCTGAGTGTTGGTGCAACGAATAAGCGGCTACCCGAGTGGGTATGGGAGCTGAGTAAGGAACAGTCTCTGACACTTATCAGCGGACTACTTCTTAGTGATGGACACACTGGGGGATCTGGATCTCTATTGTACTCTACGGCATCCACAAAGCTTGCAGATGATATTCAGCGCCTTGCACTTCACGCAGGATGGTCTGCAAATAAGCGCCTTCATACTGCAGCCGGTAGCCCCTACACGATCGGAAATCACTCGGGTGTAACGACGCAAGACTTGTGGCTACTTGCATTCATTCGGGCAAAGAATCGGCCTGCGATGAACCACGGTCACCATAAGACACAGCACGGGCAAAGTGAGCGGATGGTTCCTTTCGATGGTAAGGTCTACTGCTTAGAGGTTCCGGGGCACGTGTTCTATGTCCGGCGCAACGGGAAGCCAGTGTGGACTGGAAACTCGCGTGCCCGCGGTCCGATTGTGAGTCTCACTCGCCAGCCGTGCGAGGGCCGTTCTCGTGATGGCGGTCTGCGTGTGGGTGAGATGGAGCGCGATTGTATGCTGTCACACGGCATCTCGGTGTTTACCAAGGAGCGTCTGATGGATGTGTCCGACCCCTTTAAGACGGGGCTCTGCAAGTCATGCGGCACGCTGGCCGTGGTCAATCCAGTGGAGGGCATCTACTCGTGCGGTGCCTGTGGCAACAAGACGGACTTTGTCATGAAGACCATTCCGTATGCCATGAAGCTCTGGATGCAAGAGTTGGAGGCCATGCACATTACGCCAAAGCTGATCCTTGAGTAGGGTCCTCAGGAACCATCTCTGCCAAACTCTGATTTGAGGACGACTTGGCCAACTTACCCGTCTGACGCCTCGCCTTAATGCATGCATACGCGAAGCCTCCGACAACAATGAGAAACCCAACAATACAACCGACGGCAAGGGGCTCCATTTTTTTAGTTTTCTGCGTTCAGCCTGAAAGTTTGTCTCTACATTAAAACAAAATGACCCCCGCCGGAAACGAAGTTAAGCCCGCACTCGGTGATGATATGGGAGGTGGCCGCCGCCGTCGTGGCCCGACCGCGAAGGCCCTTAAGCGCGTTCTCAAGAGCCACGGTCTTAAGAGCTCGGGGCGCAAGGCGACGCTGCGTGCCCGCGCGAAGAAGGCGCACCTGCTCAGCAAGGCGTAAGGGGTACAAGGATCCTTTGGCGACGTGTAAAATCTGCCTACAAGATAATGCATCACACTACGCGGAGACGTCGGCAGTCAAGACGCAAGGCTCGGGTGGAGAGAGGTGGCGATCTTCCTCCGGGCACAGATGCCAGTGTTCTTAAAAAGGCTTCGGAAAAGCTACGTTCCACACAAGCTCTGCCCGAACGCGATGTGTTTGGACGACTAATCCCGAGCACGCCTTCCTCTCCCGTGACGCCCCCGATGCGCACGGCAGGCACTCGCCGTCGCCGCCGTCGCCGTGGAGGTGCGGGTGTGGAAGACCAGCTTGATAGGTTAGATGAGATCCTCAGTCCGGACTACAGGTACACCAGAAAAGCAAAAGACGAAATGATTGCGCGAGAGGAAGCCCAGCTCCCCGAAGACCAAGAACCAAAATATTCAAAGGGATTATGGGAAGACATTTTTGCAGCACTGCGCGGACGGAACAACATAGGAGAAACCCCGCTGCTCATAGAATTCAAGGAGAATGAGGAATTCCAACTTGCTTGGAATTACATAGACAGTGCACAGCCTCCGAATAACCAGAGGTTCCCCGAGTTCATATTCCGGCTTGTACGGATCCTCAGGGACCTCGTAGCCAAGAAGCGAGCAAGCCTTCCTCGCAGTTCAAAGACATAGGCGTTGAGACCCCCTTAGATAAACTGCTTATATACAACTAAAATGAAGATCATAGATGGCTTTATTTTTTACAATGAACTCAATATGCTCGAGTATAGACTTTCTATTCTCGACGATGTTGTTGACACATTCATTCTCGTTGAGTCTACCCACACATTTGCAGGGAATAAGAAGCCGCTGTTCTTTGAAGACAACAAGGGTCGGTATGCAAAGTGGGCTCACAAGATTATTCATATAGTCGTTGATGACTTTCTTTACGTAGCTCCTGCAATCGACTATTCTAAAAATCAGCAATGGGAGAACGAATACTACCAGCGCAACTGTATCGCCCGGGGATTTGAACGTCTCAACCTAGGGCCACAGGATGTAGTTATGGTTTCAGATTTGGACGAAATTCCAGATCCCGATCTTCTCAAAAAGGTTCGTTCCGATCAAGTTCAGATTACATGCTATGCAATGGGACAAGTGTATCACTGTTACAATCTTAATACGCGGAGCCCAGTGGAATGGACGCTTGCTCGGATTTTTGCCTATCGCAATTACTCTGGGTCCTGCCAGGCTATGCGCGACACTCCGTATCCGGTCGCCCACCAAGCCGGCTGGCACCTGTCGTACTTTGGAGATGCCAGTTTCATTCAAAACAAGATCCTCGAATTTTCTCACCAAGAACTGAATACCGCCGAGTATACTGACCTCAACTACATTCAAACAAAGCTAGACAGTTCGATGAATTTATATGGGCGCGAGGGGCTGGGAATAGCGTATCACAATCTCAAGGTCGCCATTGAAGACAATCCGTATCTCCCTCCAAAGTACCAGACATACCTGGCTGCATTCTACAAGTTGAGGACAGCCGCGTCGCCCTAGCCGATAAAAATAATATTGCGCTCTATCAAACAAACGATATGGGTGGTGGTCTTCTTCAGCTCGTCAGCTATGGTGCGCAGGATATCTACATCTCGGGCTCCCCCCAGATCACGTTCTGGAAGGTCCTGTACAAGCGTCATACCAACTTCGCGATGGAGTCCATTGAGGTGACGTTCAACGGCCAGGCCGACTTCAACAAGCGCGTGACGGCCGTCATCAACCGTAACGCCGACCTGATGTACCGCACGTACCTCCAGGTGGTTCTCCCGGCGGTGGACTTTAACTCGGTCAGCCAGCTCAACCGCTTCCGCTGGCTCAACTACATCGGCCACCGCCTCGTCAAGACGGTGGAGCTCGAGATTGGCGGCCAGCGCATCGACCGCCAGTACGGCGACTGGATGCAGATCTGGACCCAGCTGTCCCAGGATGTGGGCACGATCCAGGCGCTTGACGACATGATCGGCAACACGCACGACCTTGTCCTGATGAAGGACCGCAAGGGCTATGCGCTGGATGCCTCGTGCGCCGGCTCGGAGCTGACGAACACGTGCGCCCCCCGCGCCGGCACGCCGGCCCGCACGCTGTACATCCCGCTCCAGTTCTGGTTCTGCCGCAACCCCGGTCTGGCCATCCCGCTGATCGCGCTCCAGTACCACGAGGTGCGCATCAACGTGGAGTTTGAGCAGTGGATCAACTGCTGCTACTACGAGCTGACGGGCTCGGCCACGGCGCCGACGAGCATCCAGTCGCTGACGGCTGCGTCGCTCTACATCGACTACATCTACCTGGACACGGAGGAGCGTCGCCGCTTTGCCCAGCAGACGCACGAGTACCTGATTGAGCAGCTGCAGTTCACGGGTGCCGAGTCGATCACGTCGTCGTCCAACAAGATCCAGCTGAACTTCAACCACCCGGTGAAGGAGCTGGTGTGGGTCGTCCAGCGCGACTCGTATGTGGACTGCACGCCCCAGCAGACGTTCATCGCGGAGGTGAACGGCATGCAGCCCTTCAACTACACAGATGACTTCTCCACGGAGGGCATCGTGATGGACGTCCTGGCCCGCGGCGGCCTGGGCACTGGCCAGTCGGGCGGCAGCGCGGCCCAGCTCGGCACGGTCCCCACGACGACGGGCGACGGTCCTTCGGGCCCCTACCTCCCGGGCGTTGGCATCTCCACGGGCCCCTCGCTGGGTGGTGCGTCGTGGCTCGACACGGGTGTCACCTCGCTCGCGACGGCGCAGCAGGAGCAGGGCATCGTGTTCGAGGACACGACGAACTACCTCCTCGCCAAGGTCATCCTCTCCTCGGGTGTCCGCTGCGAGGGCAAGAACCCGGTGGAGGTTGCCAAGCTGCAGCTCAACGGCCAGGACCGCTTCACGGAGCGCGAGGGCCGCTACTTCTCCCGCGTGCAGCCGTACCAGCACCACACCCGCACGCCGACCCAGGGCATCAACGTGTACTCGTTTGCCCTGAAGCCGGAGGAGCACCAGCCGTCTGGCACGTGCAACTTCTCGCGCATCGACAAGGCGACGCTCCAGCTGACGGTCTCCGTGAACACGGTCCGCTCGGGCCGCACGGCCCAGGTGCGCGTGTATGCGGTGAACTACAACGTGCTGCGCGTCATGTCCGGCATGGGTGGCCTGGCGTACAGCAACTAGACGTCCCAAAAGGGTCCTCCCTGTACAGCCGAGATCTCCACACAAGAAATCAGCCAAGAAATCAAAAACAAAATGAGCACGGAAATCCGTGTTGATTTTGATTGTTGTTATCGAACATAAATGGAGTTCATTGATACGCTTCGTAGCAATGCATATTCGGCCCTTGACGTAACCGATCACACAGTTGATATCTCGGGGTGGATGGATCCCGACTTTTCCACAGTGGTTGCGTCGCTGGTAGCCACTCGGTCAAGGACAGATCGCCTCGTTATTATTGAAGTCGGATCATGGAAGGGATTGTCTGCATCTACGTTTGCAGGTACGCTGAAGAGCAATGGATTCACAAACTTTACAATCCTCTGCATTGATACGTGGCTGGGCGCCCCTGAGTTCTGGACATGGGGACTGAACGATCCTGAGCGCGGTGGATCCTTGAACATGGTCAACGGATGGCCCACCGTTTTCAATACATTCACAAAGAATATGAAAAAGCTCGGACACGACGACGTTGTTGTACCTCTGCCACTGTCAAGTATGCAAGCAGCAGATGTATTGGCGTACCAAAAGATAGCTGCCGATATTGTCTACATTGATGCCGCTCACGAATACGAGCCGGTGAAACAAGACATAAAGGCATACTGGCCACTCGTGAAACCCGGTGGGACACTGATGGGCGATGATTACTCGGATGGTTGGCCGGGTGTAAAACAGGCGGTCAATGAATTGATTGAGCAACCGTCTATCCGCGGTGTTATTTGGAGTGCGTGTAAGAAAGAATGAACTCATAGCAGATTGGACCGGACTAGATCTTTATGGGGGATCGATGGGTCAAATATATATGGCCACATCCTTTCAATCGTCCACGGACAGACTAAACACCCGTTTAGACCACCCCCGTCAAATTCTATCATGACTTCGCGAATGGTCTCGTAGAACGACTTGGGTCTGCACAGAATGTTCTGTTTAGGAACTATGTATTGGGCGCCGCCTGAGAACATGAATGTATCGGGTGGTTCCGATGAAAACAACGCCTGGAATGAAGCTGTTGTCCGAAGACCATGTACATTGGCTCCTTCGGCGTATACCCCTCCTAGGAATTGAACACTTGAATCCCGGCGATCGACAGATTCATTTACAAACGCTATCGTCCCAATCGATAAATGGTCGAAGGGCTTACCTTGGAGAAAGACCACGTGGTCTGGAAGTCTGTCATAGTGTTCCAGTATAAACTGCAGGTACGTTTCTGCCTCCCGTCCTACATTTGGCACATCCTTGCTTTTGTCATAGATCGTGGTGGGGCATTTCAGCTCATCAACCCAGGAGATATCCTCCTTGTATTTTGCGACTACCGCTACAACAGAGACCATAACGCGTTACCTATACTGGATATTACTCTTCGGATCTATAAATGGACGAACTCGGGTTCATTCTTACTCGCCATGTTACGTCAGAAGACACAAATCGGTATTGGCTTGAGTGTTGTCGGTGCATTCGGCTGTTCTACCCCACCACTCCGATTGTCGTGATTGACGATGCAAGTGACCCGGCATTTGTACGAGGTGACATTCCGACAAGCTGCACGGTGGTTGCATCCGAGTACCCCAAACGAGGCGAGCTGCTTCCGTATCTCTATCTGAAGAAGCACCGGTGCTTCAAGAAGGCAGTTATTCTTCACGACTCGGTGTTTATCACTGCGCCGATTCCCACGGATACAGTTACGGATGTGAAGTTTCTGTGGCATTTCCATCCTGGCTGGCACAGCCCAGCTATTCCCGAGCTCGCTGTGGTTTTCCCGGAGGTTAACTTGATTGCGGATCTCTTTCATGCTGGACGTTGGTTTGGATGTTTCGGAGTACAGAGTGTGATTACTCTTGCGTTTTTGGATACTCTTCCGTTGGAGCTCCTGGTAGATCACGTTTTTAACCGTGATCGTCGGTGCGGACTTGAGAGGGTCTTTGCCTTGCTCTGCCATCTGAGACGCCCCAGCATCGCTGATGATCCTTCGCTGTTCGGGGATATTCATTCGCAGGTTCGGGGGTGGGGATATACATTCCAAGAGTATCAGCGCCATCCGCCGGGTGTGCCTGTGAAGGTATGGACAGGTCGTTAAATATATGGAAATCTTCAGGGCCCTATCAACAAGAATGCTGTCTCTTATCAATAACGCTCTCACCGACAAGAATACCGACCATTCCTACATTGAAACCTATGAGACTCTGTTCGGCCGCCTTCGGACCTCCGCCACGCGTGTCATGGAGATCGGCATCTACGACGGAGGCAGCATTGCTCTGTGGTCCGACTACTTCACCAATGCATCAATCTACGGACTTGATCTTGCTCCTCTCCGCCCAGCTTCTACATTTCTGAACGGATACCCTCGGGTCAATCTCAAGACGCAGGTGGATGCATATTCTCCCACCACACTTTCCTGGTGGAAGGGCATGCAGTTTGATGTAATTGTAGATGATGGTCCGCACACGCTGGAGAGCATGAAGGTATGTGTCTCCTCGTATTCCAAGTTCCTGACGGAGACAGGTGTTCTGGTCGTGGAAGATATTCAGAACATCAGCTGGATTGAGGAGCTTCGGGCGGCAACACCAGATGAACTGAAGCCTTTCATCAAGGTCTTTGATCTTCGATCTGTGAAGGGTCGGTATGATGACATTCTTTTTGTCATTGACAAGCATCCGCGTCTGTCATCCGAGTAACCAGCTCGCGGAAGGAGATCTTCGGCCGCCAACCAAGAACAGTCCGCGACTTTGTCGGGTCACCCACTAGGACATCCACCTCAGCCGGACGGTAGAACTTTGGGTTGATCCGCACAACAATTCGCCCCGTTTCATCCCTTCCAACCTCATCCGCGCCGGTCCCGGACCATGTGACATTGTGACCTGCAATCGTGAATGCAAGCTCCACAAACTCGCGGACAGAGTGCGTCTCTCCCGTGGCCAATACAAAATCATCCGGAACGTCTTGCTGAAGCATCAGCCACATTCCGTATACATAATCCTTTGCATGTCCCCAGTCGCGCTTAGCATCCATGTTCCCAATCTCTAGCGTGAAGGTGGGATCCGAATAGATCTTGGCGATGGACGTTGTCACCTTGCGAGTGAGAAAGTCCTCGCCTCGGCGCTCAGACTCGTGATTGAACAGAATTCCACTGCAGGCAAACAGTCCGTAGCTCTCCCGGTAGTTCTTGACAATCCAGTGAGCGTACAGCTTGGCCACTCCGTAGGGGCTCCGGGGATAGAAAGGCGTGGTCTCGGTCTGCGGTGTCTCCTGAACCTTGCCAAAGAGCTCCGACGTGGATGCCTGATAGAACCGCGTCTTGTCAGTCAACTTTTGCTGACGGATCACCTCTAGAATGCGCAGAGGCCCAATCCCATCCACATTTGCCGTATACTCGGGCTGAGAGAATGATGTTCCCACATGGGACTGAGCAGCAAGATTGTAGACCTCAATGTGTTCTGCGGAGTGGAGCCCAGCAAAGACGTTAGCAATGGATGCGGAATCGGTGAGATCGGCCTGCTCGAGCGTGAGATTAGGGTGAGACAGAAGATGGCCGATGCGACTAGTGTTCGGCGTGGAGGATCTGCGCGTCAGACCAACGACTGTATAGTTCTTTTCAAGAAGGAGCTCGGCAAGGTAAGATCCATCTTGACCCGTGATGCCGGTGATTACGGCGGTGCGGTTCATTATCCGATATTGCTGCCATTATGAAGATAGGTTTCTTGACTGAACAAACATAATGTCGTATTTATGCAGTGTTTTTCCAATACTGTACCCGCGTTCGCTCATGAAGGAGACCAATTCGTCCTTGTCAAGGTGAAGGAATTCAATTTGGAGGTTTGCTATAGAATACCGCTGGAAATCAATGCTTTTTAGAACTTCAAAATCTATACCTTCTACATCTAGAAATAGGTAGTCAATGTGCTTGATCCCATACGTATCAAACAGCTGCGTCAGTGTTTTGCAGGGGACGACGAATGAACGCAATTCGTCGGGAGTATATCCGTGCTTTATGAGATGATCTTGTACGATTGAAGTCACTTCATAGCTGCGCGTGGGCCCTGTCATAGGTCCATCACGATCGGCAAAGTAAAGCGTTGCTGTTTCCATTGGCATTGGCGTGATTGCCACATTTTCAAACGCAACATTCGCAATTCCAGCATAGCTCTTCTTGATCTCCGCATTGTGAATTGTAAACGGTTCCACGAGCAATACGAATGATGGTCTGATTCGCATGCACAAGTCGCGTACATGATCATTGCCGGTATTGGTTCCTATCTGAATAACAATGGTCATTTGTAGTAGTTGCGGATGTTAAATGACATTCCTTTTACGATTGGCTCATAGTATGGATCTGTCCAATTTGTGACAATGCAGACAGGAAGGGTCTGATAAAAGTGGTTGAGGGGGCCACTCAGAACAACTGGAATAGCACCGCACAGAATAGATTCGTAGAGCCGATGCGTATCATGACCGGTTCCTTCTGGACATACTACAAATTTGGAACGGCATAGGTCGTCAAAGTACTCGGGCATGCTACGGTTAGACGCGATGAATACGCGAGGATCATCTGCAAGTGCGCGAATGCATTCTGTACGCAACGTATGCCTTCGCTGGCCTGGAGTTCCAAGCGTTAGGTTTAGATAGACTTCAATGGTTCGTTCCATCGTGGGCGGCGAGAATGACGATGCGAATTTAACTGCGCCGTCGCCGAAGCCCAGTGGAATCGTGGTCAATTGCTGATGGCGAATAGATGTATTGATCGCATAAATATGAAGTGCATGGGGGAGAAGCAGACGAAGCCTCCGTGCATCAAAACTCAAATCCGAGTTATGAACGATGAACACAAACCGTCTATGCTTTGCAAGGATAGAGGATGTCTTTTGTTTCACAAACTGATCAAGTAGATCCCCGTTTATGAATACACAATCGCCAGTTGTGGATTTACTTGATGAAAATGGCTTATCGGAATACCTGTTATCGTATATCCACGTTGCAGCATCTGCAAATGCCCGACCAGATATCATTGTTACTTTAGGAGAGTTTGCGTTGCTGCACTCTGGCGATCTATGTGAATTTGACGCACATCTGCGGCGGGGTACAGAATACTATCCCGGTTTCTCGTCATGAATCCATTCTTGCATTTTGCCTCGCGACTTGTGAGATATCTACGAACCTCAGAAGGCATCGCCTTCCTCGTGGATCCCCAGTGCTGAGGAGAATACACCTCTACAGGAACAAACCCCGTTCTCCATTGTTTTTGAACCCAGGCGCGTGAGAATAGGTCATGCTCGTCATTGCCGAGGACATAGTGTTCTTCGTCAAGATATCCAAGCGCTTCCACCATGCTACGCCGTAGAACAAGCGGTCCTCTGTTCACGGTGTGTGACAAGACAACGCGATTGAAGCACTCAAATGAATTGAGCGTGTGGGGATTGTCGGTTGCCGTGCCCAGCTTTCCGATATTGTGCGAAGGTGACCTACTATTTAGTCCATGGCAACAGCGGCCACTTACCGCAATCAAGTCCTCAAATATCACAAGCGGAGTCGCCAACGTTATGTTATACCCTAGTGTGATGATCTGCATATCGGCTTGAATTTCAACAATGAACTCTCCACGAGAGAGAATGAACCCCTGGTTGTCACACGAAGTCTCAAATATGCCAAATGGGTTCTCGTGAACATAAATCTTCACGAGAGAACTCGGTCGGTTGAGTCTGCCTATCCAGTCAAGGACTTCTTGCTTTGAAGAATCGGTGCATCCGTCAAGAATGAGGATCATCTCGTAAGTGCCAAGCGTGTGCATAATCATACTTGAAAGGACGCGCGAGATGACACCTGCTTGGTTATGAATGGGCACAACAATACTGAAGGTTGGATTGGTGTCCGAAAAAGTCTGATCGTACAATACTATCGGATCGCTATCCCATTGGCGCTCGGGACGATGAATAAGTTTGTCGCGGTAGGTTTCGTATACACTCATTGCATATAATAAGGAAATGGAATGAGTAGGCCCGACGCAATTGTTTTTCAACTGAACAGCGGAATGAACAATGGCGGGGGGTTCTTCTCTGTCTTCTTTTTCATGTGCAATGCATACCTACACGCAGCATCGCTAGGTATACCGTTTTACATTGAACACGTAGGATGGCCCTACACGTTCCGCGATGGATGGCATGACTACTTTACATCCCTGAAGCTCCGGCCTGGATTTCCGATGTATAGAAATATTCTTCGATCGACACACATGGCCAATGGTATTCATCCGCACTTTAGAATGCTTGACTACTCATTGTGTATTCAGAGCTTATTTGCTCTGCGTCCAGGGATCAAGGAACGAATCAACACCATAAAACGCCAGATTGGTTCGGAATACACAGCGGTTTTCGTTCGTCGAGGGGACAAAGCCAGAGAAGTAGCGAATACACCGTTTGCTAGCATTCTTGCCATGATTCCGTACGAGCCTTCTACTGTATTCTTTGTTCAGTCGGATGACTATACTGTCGTGGAAGAAGCAAGGGCGTCCTTACCTGCAAATCGAATCGTCTCAACGGTTTCTGCAAATAAGAGAGGGTCTTATCACTCTCGTCAATTTTTACACGAGGACGCACAAAACAAGCACAAGGACTCTATTGTTCCGCTGGAGTCAAAGACGAAGCAACAGGTATATGATGAGACGACCGAAATGCTCGTTGGGTTAGGAGTGTGTATCACTGCGTCGTCGTGTTGGACAGACGTTACGTCAAATGTTGGTCGTTTTCTGAAGCTAGCGAATCCGTCTATCCATACGTATCCCATTGACAGTCCACTAGATCTCAACAAAAAAGCCCACCCCGCATTTGGGATCTAAGGATGATCCCATGTGGTAAAATAACGCGGCCTATTTTGATCGTCGTGGGCGATTATAGGTCCCTTGACAATAGACAAGTGGTAGGAAATTAACTCTGCGCATGTCTGATCGTGGCGATGCCCTCTAACGCGCGGGTCCTTGCTCTCGGTCTGATTGTCATTTTTCCAATTACCCTTGAATATACCAGCCTGTGCCGCGCCGATCCACATGGACAAGAAATCGTGTGCGATCTTTGATCTAAAGTCAAACCCTATACACTGTGCATATATAGATTCAATGTGCATGGATTGCTCGCGAGTCACGTTAAAGTATTCAAGTGCTCTATCATTCGCCCATTCTCCGCACATCCACCCATCCTTCTGCAGGTAGACTCCCCTTGATACAATTTCATCTACGAACGCATCCAATGACCTGACGGCACGCAAACAGCTATCGCACCAAATGACAATGTCGTATCCCTTCATGCGGACGGCATTTATCGCATACGATTTGAATGCGTACGGTGCGTCCCTATGTTTGGGTGCGCCAACCTCCGACTCATCGTGAAAGACAAACATTGGTATAAACGGATTGAACCTCTCCATGCTCTTGACAAGCTTCCTTTCAATTCCCATGTAAGGCCCGCTTGCAAATGTAACTAGAGCGACCCTGCCGCGCCGGATGGATTTCACGACCGACATTATATATTCCCTGCGAATAACAAATGAAGATTGGATCTCGCGCCCAAGTCATGCATGGAACGGCTCACCACACGAGCGGCGGACTGACAAAGGCGGACCTGAAGATGAACAAGTGGGGCCGCATTGTCTCGCGCAAGAAGTCGGCTCGCATGGCGCACGGAAAAACCCGCCGCAATAAGTAATGCGGTTGCTCTCTTTGTTGGCCGCGGCGACATGGGTGGATTTTGTGGTCATGGTGATCACCAAGGTTGCCCCTGGCCAGCACCTCTCCTTTCTCCCGCCCACAGGGTCTCTGAAGCTTTGGTATGACAAGTTTGGAGTGGCCGCTGTAGCCGCAGATGTCTTTAGTCTGATGCTGGGCGTGTTGCTGGCTACTCTGCTGTTTCCGGGTGCCTACGGTGTGGCCCTGGTGTTTGGAGCTATCTTTGTTCAGCTTCTTCACGACCTCTTCTTTTACTTTGCCGTGATCCGCGCTCTGCCGCAGGGGCAGAACAGTATGATTGATGTCTTCAAGACCTACGCAGACGAAGGCGGATGGACCATTCTGCTGGCCGATGCGCTCATGATCACGTCCACTGTTCTGCTGGCGGAGCTCTATGATCTGATCATGCCTTACCGCGTGATTGCGCTCAAGGCGATCTTGGGCATGTATGCGCTAATTTATATCACTTACACTAAGTAATGGGCGGCGGATTATTTGGAACACACCTCACACTTAACCCAAAGTGTCTCGTGTTTTCCCTGTTTGTCTTGGTGGTCTATTGGATGCCGCATTTTAAGGCTTGGGAGCACCGAGTATTGATGGCCTTTCTGCTGGCTTGTGTTGCCTATGTGCTGCTTGCCTGGTATGACATGATCTTTGATTGCAAGGATCGTCTCAAGCCCACCTTTCTTGGATGGATGTGGGGCTGGGCCAAGCCACCAGAGTACATGAAGGCCTTTCTGGAGTTGCCGGAGAAGGAACAGAAGGTTGTGCGCACAGTGGACATTGTCGTTCTGATTGGAGTGCTGGTCTTGTTCGTGCTTCCTTTTCTTGCGAGGAAGTAATGGCAAAGGGGGGCGACTTTGTTGATGTCTTGATCAAGTCGGTGAACTGGAAGGTTGGAAACTTTGATATGCTTCCAATCATCTTTGGAACCGTGATGGCTCTCATGGACATCTTCATGATGGGTGCTCTGAAGATGGTGAGCACAAAGACCCTCCCCTATTCTGTAGGATTCCCTGCTGCGACAGTTGTATATGCGTTCCAGCCGTTTCTGTTCCTGAAGGCGCTCACTCATGCAGACATGACGGTCGTGAATCTGATCTGGAATCTGATGAGTGACATTATCGTGACCCTGAGCGGAGTGCTCATCTTTGGCGAGAGCATCAAGGGTCTTCGCTGGCTGGCCATTGGTATGAGCGTATTCTCTCTGTGCTTGCTGGCCTACACAGATGAATAATCTAGGCAAAACATAATGAGTGTCTACGTGGTTGAGGAGGGAGAGGACCTTGCCTCCGTTGCATACCGGACATTTGATCAAGCCAAGGCATATATCACTGCACGGGCCGGAGAGGAAGGATGGGAGATCATTGATGACTATGATAAGCCGGAGCCCGATTTTACGGAGGACAATGCCAACCGCTACGGACCTCGGCGTGCGAGACCCGCAGAGCGGCCTATCGGGAAGACCTTCATTTGGGGCCGCGGAGACGAGGGTGAGGTCCATATCACCATTCACAAGTTAACACTGAAGGACGATGCCGAGGATCCGGCGGGACCTGATGGAGGACGTCGCGGTGGTCGTCGCAAGACCCTCAAGCAGCGTCTCGCAGCTGCCAAGAAGAAGTGTTACCCCGGATACGAGGTGTATGATTACAGGATGAACAGCAAGGGGGAGTTCTTTAACTGCCTTCCGGCTGGACTGAAACGTCGCCGCACACGTCGCCGCGCGTAGAAGAACTTAGACACCGAGCCTCAATCATACATAAATGAGCTCCGACGACCTTGTGATTGCCAAGACAGTCCAGACGTCGCCCATCCGCACCCTCGCCGAGGGCCTGAAGTCCATGCTGGTGGAAATGAGCCTTGTTTTTGATAAGGATGGTATCCGCATGATTGCCATGGACAATTCGCGCACCGTGCTGACGCATATGCGGCTGTACGCGAATAAGTTTGAGCAATACGAGTACAACAACAAAGCCCCCAAGCTCAGTGTGGGACTGAACACGGATCACTTTTACCGTATTGTGAAGACGGTGACGAACGACGATACGATCACGTTTTCCGTGTCCAAAGCCGAGTCCAATCACCTGACCATCACGATTGAGAATGGCGAAAAGGGGCGTCGTATCAAGTATCGCCTGAATCTGCTGGATTGTGATGAGTCGGACATCACAATGCCGGAGACGGTGTTTTCGGCGCGCGTTACAATGCCCTCGCTGGACTTTCAGAAGATCTGTCGCGATATGACCCTGCTGTCGGCAAAGACGGTGGATATCAAGAATGTGGGCAATACGCTGACCTTTTCTTGCAAGGGGCCGTTTGCTTCGCAGACCGTGACGATGGGTGATGCAGCGTCGGAAATGTCAGTGAGCAAGAATGAGTCCACGGAGATTGTGAGTGGCTCGTTCTCTCTGCCGCACCTGGTTCTCTTTACCAAGTGCTCCAACCTCTCCAACAACCTGGAGGTCCATATGAAGAATGATTGGTTCATCATGATCCGCTACGTGATTGCCAACCTGGGTGATATCAAGCTGTGCCTGATGCCGCTGCCGGCCTCGACTACGTAAAAAGAGTTGTCGGCATCATACATAATGTATGAAACAACAGACCTATTTGTTGCTGTATCGGTCTCTACGTTAAGCGCATACATGATCTATGCTATTTGGTGGCAGAGTGTGGAGTGTATGTGTTTGTGATTTAGCGGTAACGCCAGTGCCAGCGACTGTTGTGACCAATCGTTCCACATGTGCGACAGTGGGGAGCAACACTCTCTAGCCAAGCAATCGTGGCATCCCTCCGAGCAACCCTTGCTGTGAGGCCCTGAACATTATTCTCAAGATCCAGGACCCGTTCGTTAAGCGCATCGCGCTCGGCCTCAAGCTCCTCAATATAAAGCCGCTGATCTGCGATCTTCTTGTCCTTTGACCTAGTTTCATATGCGTGATCTTGCTGAATCTGCTGAAGTGCGTTATGTGCGTCTGCAATTCGGCGATGAATGTCCATGGTAAAAACTTGAATATTTGGTTGACCGATATCTATTTTGCCGAACTACATCTACTTAGGCCTCGTGTTATGCGCCTTGTACACAATATCGTCGGTGGACTTCATCTTGAGGGTCGGAGCAAAGAGCTTCTTGTCCGTAATGTTGGTCGTGGTATTCCAGATCTTAATGATATGAAACTGTCCCTTGGGTGACACGGAGACACCCACGATCGCTTCCTTGTAATTGACTAGAAAGTCACTCACAAAGCAGTGAGCCATGGCGTCAATGAACACCTCGCAGGTGTCCTTGGCATCCACCTTCTTTGACCAAGCACCTCCGCGGATGTGCTCGGGTGCCTCCCACAGAGGGCGGTATCCCTCTCGCATGAGAAAGAACATGCCTGACTCCCAAGCATCCTTGGAAATGGCATCAATCACGGTCCAGAAATCTGCAGGAGTGGAGAGAGTGGCGATATTGGTGTAGGATGCCTCCGAGTAGTTGTTGTCGTTGGGATCATGGTACCAGAGGATCCACGTCATGGGCATAGGAGTTGTGTCAGACATCTTCGCCACTCTATCTTTATTGCGGGGTGTTAATCCGTTTTGTCATACGCGCTACTTGCCATACAACTTTCGGATGGGGAGCGTGACCTTTTTGTAGCGAACAGCATCCGCAAACTGAAACTTTGTGTAGGCAGGTGCAAAGATAATCACCTCATTCCGAAAGATGGTTAGGCTCTCGTCGTCTGGCACAATGTGGCCGGCCAACCGGAGGGCATCCTTGTAGGTCTTGATCTGCTTGAACTTGGAGGCCGGAATTGTCTTGATGCCGATTGTCATCATGGGTTGGTCTACACTAAAACATGCCCCCATTGGTAGAAAACGGATACGATTGTCTAAACAGAATAGAAGAGCAGAATGGACGTCGCCACTCTCTATTCTCTTCGCACGAACTCCCGTCCTCCTCTCGCAGATGCCATCCGCACCATCATCTCCACCCTCAAGATTTCCTTCAAGCCGTCCTTCCGGCGCCAGGTCATTCGCCGAGCTCCAGCGGAGGAGGCTTCCAACTGGCGCGAGTTGGCGCTTCTTGCTGTTCATCGCAAGGTTCGGGAGAAGGATGACGCGGACTACGATGCAGTCAATGCCTTCCTGAACAAGCTGACCAAGCAGACCTATGACAAGATGATGGTCTCCATAATGGAGAAGCTGGATAGTCGCGATTCCATGTTCCGCCTGCGGGTCACGACGCTGCTGTTTGACCGAGGCATTCAGCAGACCTTCTATGCGCCGCTGATGGCCGATGCCTACAAGGACATTGCGTCGGCGTATCCAGATGCTCGGCAGGATCTCATGGTGCAGGTCATGATGTTTGATACGCTGTATGCAGATACGAATGTGACCATTGTTCCCCACCACACGGATGCGGGATATACGGATGCGATTATTGCTTGGACCAAGCAGAAGGAGAAGAAGAGAACCTTTGCAGTATATGTGGCTGAGCTCTTTGCTCGGGGACTGCTTCCGCCGGAGGTGATGTCGGCCTTTGTCAAGACCATTATGGACGATCTCAAGGAGTGCGTTCGTCACCAAAAGACACCGGCAGGCGAGGAGCACGTGGATGCTCTGGTTCGGTTCGTGTTTGCAGTGGCAGCCAAGGTTCCGGAGGTGAAGGATCCCGTGCGACGCATCCTTGCCATTCCGAAGGCCGAGACACCGTGCCTGAACATGAAGTCACGGTTCAAGCTTGATGATTCTCTCAAGCTATAACCCGTGAAAAATGGATTATCTTCCTCACTTTGTTTTATAAAGTGTATACAATGGCCGACTTCCCCGACGTAGGCTTCTGTTATGCGACGGAGAATGGGTATCTTGGGCGACTGCAATCAAAGAGACTTGAGACAAATATGCTCATTGGAACATTTCAACTGGGAACCGAGACAAAGGATGTTGAGTTGGGCGCATTCCCCTATCTGGGTGTTACTCAAGTCTTGTGTCAGGATGCATATGTTCCCGAGCCTGAGCCGGCGCCAGTTGCAATGGATACGGACGAGTTTGGCGGCAAGCGTCGGCGTCGTCGGACACCTCGCGGTAGAAAGAGTCGCAGGAAGTCCTTGCGTCAAAGAAAATGAGTGCCGTCCCCTCTGCCACTGTTATGGCCGCTGCTGCCAAGATTGCGATTGAGAATGACAAGCCCATCTACCTTGACTACTACAATGACAGCGTGGAGAAGAAGTGCTGCATCGGCGTGCAGGACACCACCAAATTTTTAGTCAAGTCCGACACGGAGTACACCTCGCCCATTGAGAGCATCGCCCGTATCAAGGAGGAGAAGGTGTTCATCGTGGCCACGGAGAATAGCATCTACATCGTCTCTGCCGATATCCCTGTTAAACGGATCGTGGGATCTAGTGACAAGGCCGAGTAATGTCAGCACCCCTTTCTCCACAGTCGCCGGTTGGCTCCTTTCCTCCGCCCCACCGTATATTATATGAATGTTTGAATGACCGAGAGACCAAGACACTTTGGGATGCGTATAAGACCAAATACGGAGACCAGTGTGAGTTTGAAGAAGTAGACGCCGCCGTTTCCAATTCAATTGACGATTTTGCCAAGTGGTTCGCCCAGTGGATTGCCTTTGCTCCTGCGCAGAGATCCACGCGTGTCCGCATTCTGCTGATTTGGCACGCCCATTTTTTGAGCTTGGCCTGTCAGCAGATGCTTCGTCGTTCCCTGGAACAGCGCTCATTCCGCTGTCGCGTGTGGTTTCATATTGAGGAGGCTCTTTTGCAATCGGCCATTGTCAGCCGCTGCATTGTGACCACATTGCCTCGGTATGTTCATTACCCAAAGATTGATGGCGTGGTGGATTCGGCCTTGTGGGACGACCCGCGGGCGCTTGAAATGGAATTAGAACGGAGGAACAAGTAAGAGGCATGCGCGTATTCACAGATGGATCTTGTACTGGAAATGGTCGCAAGGGTGCAAAGGCAGGATACGCGGCTTGGTTTCCGGATCACCCCTCCTGGTCATCGGCCCACCGAGTTCCTGACGACCAGGATCAGACAAACAACCGCGCCGAACTCTCGGCCATTCTTCTTGCCGTCAAGACCCTTGAGGACCGCGGCGAGATTGACTGCGACCTCGTGATCTATTCCGATTCCGAGTATTCCATTAATTGCCTGACCTCCTGGCTTACGGGCTGGATGAACCGGGGTTGGAAGACGGCGGCTGGCAAGGATGTTCTTCACCAGGACCTCATCAAGGAAACGACGGCTATCCTGTCCAAGTTCAAGTCGCATCGGTTCGTTCACGTCAAGGCACACACGGGTGGTCTGGATGAGCTATCCAAGCAGAATGCAGTAGTGGACAAGATGGCGCAGGATATTGTGAATGGCGTTGTGTCCAAGCCCGAGATCCCGGTGGTGGTGGATGAACTGTTTCCTGGCTGCCCTCTGCGGATCATGGGTGGTCCTACGCAGCAGAAGGATATTGTGGCCTGGGTTCGGTCTTCAATTGACACATTGGACAAGGAGTTGATTGACAAGCACTTGTACAAGGCGTTTGTGGAACTGTGTAAGGCCCGTGACGTAAATCTGACCAAACAGATCATCTCCAAGACCCCAGTGATCCGCGCCGAGCGGGGTCATTTACAAATAGATATTGTAGATAAAGTAGAATGAGTGTCGAAGCCTTTCATTTCTGGTCTCCGACTTGCACCCCGTGTGCCGTGATCAAGCCTGCACTTGAGGACCTGAAGGAGGAGTTTCCAGATGTCAAGTGGACGTCTGTGAATACCCACGTTGACCTGAAGGGACTGGGGAAGAAGATGGGCATTGAGGTTGTGCCGACAATCGTGGTTTTCAAGAATGGTGCCGAGGTGGGTCGTCACTCGGGAACGAACATGATCATGTACTATACGCTGATCAGGAAGGCGCGGTCGTAGCAGCCTGAATGAAGGACATCGGGATCGGGCGCCCATCCGGTCCAACAATGTACGCCTTGCCAGACGCATCCACGTAGCTACCATCGGCCTGCTTCGTCAGCGAGGTCAGACTGGGACCCTGCGGGAGAATGGCCGACGGGAGGCGCGTGGGAATACTGGACTGCACAATGCCGTATCCGGTTCCTCCAATGATAAATCCTTCTGCGAGGGCAATGAAGGTCTTGACAAAGAAGCTATTTTGCATATTGTCACACGATGCCAGCTGCATGGCCTGAAGACCAAAGAACAGAATGAAGGCGATCCAGGTCAGGATAGTGTCCATCGGATCACGGTTGATCATGAGATCCAGAAGGTAATACCAAAAGACAGTTGCGGTGACAACAAGCCCCTGAGGAGCGTACTCGCTCTTGAGGAGTTCAAATCCCTTGACTTCGCATCCATCCCACTGGCTCATGCCACCACCTTTGGCGACAGCAGCCACAGCACGACGCGTATTGTAGATTGCAAGCAGATCCGTAAACACAATGTTCAGTCCATCCAGTCCCTTACCCAGGGCCCAGTTGATGGGAATGGAGCAGATGCCTACGAGACTGGGAATAGAGTACGCACCCTGCATGGTGAAAATATCGGCAAGGACGCCGAATAAGATGAGAATGTGGGGAAGAAACGTGATTGAGTCTGTGAGCAGACTGCCAAACCCGGCAGGCATTCCGGGTGTACCGGTGCTCGGTTTCAGTGCGTACAGCGTGCCCACGACAGAGATGATGGAGACAAGCAGTGCCACGATGAGCACACCCCACCACGGGACATCCTTCGGCGGTGGCAGTTGTGTTGTTGGCGGAGGAGCGATTGTTGGCGGCGGCGTCGGCATCTTGTTACTTCGTGATACTTGTTTTGTTTGCTAGAGACAATGGGGGCCGAAGACTTGGAACTAAGCGTTGCAAAGGCCCGTACTGCAGGGGCAGTTACGATCGCACTAGCCGACAACACATCAACTGCAGCAACCATGACGAAGAAGGGATTTGATACAAAGACAGTATGGGATCCATCAAACGACGAAAGTCAGCGTCTCAATCGGGCTACGCATGGTGGATTAACAAGGGTATTTTTGAAGCCATCTATCCCGTTTTCATTGGGCCTCACATTGCCGATAGGAAAACCTCCGTTCCCATATCCCATTGCAAATGGTGGCATCAACCGCATGAGTATCTACTATCCTTTTCCACTTCGGATAGACGGACAGCAATACGATGCGTGTTTTCAAATTGGGGAGTTTGCTGGTGAGGGGATTAATGGAACCGGGGTTGTTGTCCTGGTTCCCCTCGTTTCTGGGACAAATGCAACCGGTCCTGGTTCAGACTTTATTGATAAGTTTGCAGGTCTCATGCCCGGAGTTACTGCAGGTGATGTTACGGTCTCCAGTCTGAATATACGGGACATTGTGGATGCAAACGGACCATTTTATGTGTCGGGAGGAGGAAACAGTTTGGTGGTTATCATGGCGGAACCCGTGACAATCTCGGTAGCCGACATGACAAGCATTCAAATGAGTGGCCCTATGACGGCTCCGGAAACTGCAATCAGCAGCAGTGTTCTCGCAAATCTTGTATATAAATCCGTACCCCCTCCAGCCAAGCCGCCCGTTCGGGTTGTTCAGCCCCCGGTTGATCTCACTGTAGGAGAAACCCATCACGATAAAATTGTTGAGGTCTTGAAGGGAGTTGGGTATGCAGTTGTGACTTTCTTTGTAGTCTGGCTTGCAATCAAGTTTGCAAAGAGCGACGCAGGGGCCAGCGTTATGAATAGCATTGGAGGGGGTCTTTCGTGGATGTACAGGGGATTGACCGGTGCATCTGCTAGAGCCGCACAGGGGGTTCGTTCTGGAGTTGGTGCTGCTGGTCAGGGGATCCAATCTGGTGTTAGCGCCGTAGGGAATGCCGCGAGTTCCGCCGCGCAGGGGATCCGATCCGGCATTGGTGCCATTGGGGTCGGACCGAAGCCGCTTCGTCCGGCGCTTCCAACCTCGGCAGATCAGATAGCAAAGAGGGCTCAGAAGGAGAAGGATTTGGCGGAAGGCGTGGCTCGCAGGAACAAGGTCTTGGCCCAGAACAAGACACGGAGAAACGGCACATTCTCAGTCGAAAATCCTCTTCTTGCAAAGAAGCCGGCACCGGCACCGGCACCCACGGCGAAGGAACAGGAAGCCGCTGCGGGAGTTGGTCCCCTTAAGCCCGCCCCGACAAAGGTGAACCCGCCTGCCGCTCTCAGGGTTGCCAAGAAACGGGTTGGAGAGGACTTTTCTCAAGAAAACCCCATGCAAAAGGCGCTGCGAAAGAAGAGAGCGGCTGACAAGGAGGCTGACAAGACGGCTGTCCCACCACCGAAGGTCCCGAAGAGGAGGAACATCGGGCCGATAGAGGAGGAAGATGAAGAAGATCGCCTTGAACGTCGGGCAAGGGAGACCTCGCTCGCCCCTTTCCGTCCCAATCTCAAGACACAGTATCTACGCAAGACCGGGGCTGTTGCAGGAGGTCGTCGGCGTCGGCGCATGAGGACTGGGCGCAGAGTTTAAAGAAAACGAAACCCCGAATGTCTAAGGCATCCACTTCACAATGGTCGTAGCTATTCTCATTGCAGTGACTGGCACTCTTTCTGAGGCATCCATCCCTACAAAGACGGCAGATGTGCTGGAGTGGCTTCGCAAGAAGCTGAAGCAACCAACTCTTCAGTTCCAAGGCAAGTGCGTGCAGGAAGAGCATTCCTTTGCGTTCTTTGCTGTTCCCTCTGAGGTTGAGGATGAGCACACGAACCAACATATGCTACCTCCGCCCTTCCATGACGATTCCTTTCAGGGATCCATTGCGGTGCTCAAGTCGGCCAATCCCAATCCAGATGATTATGATCGGCAGGCATCCAAGTATCTGGATCTGAAGTCGTCTGAGTATGACGAGTTCTACCAGACCTGTACCTTTAACGAAGAGGAGGAAGATGACGAGGAGGGTGAATATGAGGAGGATGATGGAAATGGCGATCCCGTCCAAGATGAGCCGGATGACACGGAGGAAGGAGAGGCCCGTCCGCATGTGACGGTCCATATGCTCCACGCATCCAACGTCTTTGTGGAGCACCCCATGCGGGACCGAGTGCGGGAAAAGTTTGAGAGCGAGGAGATTGAGACGGCTATTCTGAACCGCTGTATTCACGATGCACAGCGATGGTTCGTAGATATTGACTGGACAAATACGGTGTTTGTGGACATGTATCGCAGCCGTGCAGTTAGTTTGTATCCCTATCGCGAGATGGCGGCCGGGATGGAGGCCACAAAGTTCGTGGACTCAACGCTGGTGGATCTGAACCCAAAGCGATGGAAGGAGATGATCCAGAGTATCATTGACAAGAAGAAGGCAATGTACTCAAAGAAGTCCACGGCGTCAATCTTCCTGCACTGCTCGTCTTGCAAGAAGAAGACCCGGTGTGACTTCTACCAGCTCCAGACACGCTCGGCGGATGAGCCGATGACGACCTTCGTCACCTGCCTGGAGTGCGATAAGAAGTGGAAATTCTAAGCCTATAGTAATGGGCCTTCGCGACATTCTAAACAAATATAAACTCAACTCAGAAACCACAGACGAGCGCATTGACCTTCTGCTAAAGGCGCTGCGTCGTGAGCGGGGATATGCGGAGGAGCTCAAGCGGTATGGAAAGCAGAGTGGAGGTTCCGACTCAGGTGACTTTCTTGGCCCTCAGGTTAGCTCGTTTGTAGATGCCGTCAAGGGCAATCCCGAGGTCTTTCGCACGATGCTGGCTGGTCTTTTTTCAGCTGTGTTTATCTTGGACAGCGCGGAACACCTTCCTGCAATTGGCAGTATTTTGGGTGCCTCGCTTGATCTCATGTTGATGGGAGGCAAAATCCTGACGAAATCAATTCAGGCTGCACTCCCTCCGATGGTCGGTCTTTTGCCCATTCCGTACGCCAGCATGGCCGGGTTGGCAATGGCGGCTGTCTTCGGCATGATCGCCTGGCCCATGATTGCCTTGGTCTCTCTCAGCCGGCAAGACTTTGCGGCCGCCACTGATGCATATGTTCGGGCCATTCCTCCTCCGTTTGGTGACATGCTTGCCAATGTCTTCACAGAGGGGAACCGCGCAGTTGCCAAGATAAATGTGCGTCGTGAGCAGCTCGGCGAGGACCTGGCAAGTGCATTCAAGATGATATCGGAGTCTCTTGCAGGATCGTCAGACAAGGCGCGGGAAGGACTGAGTGCTCTTCGTGAGAAGACACTGGAGGCTGCAAAGACGCCCCCTCCAACTGCAGGTGGCTTTCACAGGCGCACGAGGAAAAGGGCATGGAGACACCGGAGAGTGACACAACGCACATTCGCGAGACACTGAGGGAGTGGATTGGACTTGACGATCAGGTTCGTGCTCTGCAGGCACAGATTAAGACGCTGAAGGATCGCAAGACGCAGCTGGGTGCCGATGTGCTTGAGTTCATGCAGGGCAACAACCTTGACAATTTTGTCATTGAGGGCGGTGCAGGTACGATTGCCCGGTCTACGCGCACTCTTCGCCCCCCTCTTCGTCGTACAGCAATTCGCACGCAGCTCCTTCTTCAGTTTGCCGATCAGCCCCAGCGGGTCGCCGAGGCACTGCGCGCGATTGAGGGCATCCAGGAGGGCGACGATATGTCTGTGGGTGGCACGCAGCGGGTCGTGCTGTCGCGTAGGCTTCCGAGGACGCAAAACATTAACATTCAGTAATGCAGGAAACGATCTTTGTAGTGCTGACTGTGGTCATTACCTACATCCATCTGTTCAACAAGATTGCCGGCCTCTACTTTGACACGGATCGGACGCTGAGCTTGGGAGATCTCTATCGCAGAGTGGTGCCCCCAACTGATTTTCATATTCAGCTTTAATAACATTATGTTTGAGGATTGCAAAGTAGAGCTCCTTGAGACCTTTGGAGATGACCTGACCGTTGTGAATGCCGCGCGGGTCTCTCTGGGGAAACACGTTGATGAATTTGGCGAAAAAGACGCCAAGCTCATCAAGTATCTTGCGGATCACGAGCACACGTCACCCTTCTTCCATCCCCAGGCTCGGTTTCGCCTGAAGATGCCGATTTGGATGGCCCGTGAGTGGTTCCGTCACACGATTGGATTTGCTCGCAATGAGGTCAGTCGCCGTTATGTGGATGATCCGCCGACCTTTCATGTTCCTCATCTTCGGACCCGTGCCCCGGGTAAGAAGCAGGGCAGCAACGACGACGTTCATCCGGAGGACGAGCGGTTCATGCAGTATCTGAAGATGCACTGCTGCCACTCAATGGACGAGTATAAGCACCTGCTGGCGAACAATGTCCCTCCCGAACAGGCTCGCATGGTCCTTCCGCAGAATATGATGACAGAATTCATTGAGACGGGATCTCTTGCGGCGTATGCGCGTCTGTGCCACCTTCGGTTGGGTCCGGATGCACAAAAGGAGATTAGGATTGTTGCCCAGGAGGTCAGTGATCAGTTAAAAAGTAAGTTTCCTGTGAGTTGGGCGGTCCTTATTCCACCAACACCTTCCGAATAACCTTCCTCGGCTTAGGCTTGCACTGCTTTAGCCAGTCTGCCTTGCTCTTGAATAGACCCTGCTCAAGTCCCGCGAGGAGGCAGGTGCGATGGGCCGTTGTATCGCCAAGAGCCACTTTGCAGATAATACACGTTCCAGAGAGGGGCTGCGTTGGTTGCTCCATTTGCTGTAGGGATCGTTACTGACTGACGAGTTTCCGTTTTGTAGTTCCTCAGATACGTTAGAGCCCAGGCGGCAGATCTCTCGGATTGATTGAACTTTCCACGCTGATTGAGTTCAGCCGCGGTCTTTGCCTCCCACTCCCGAGTTCGCCGCGGAGTATAGGCAAGGAACCGATGAAGACGCTCAAGGCGCCTGGCGTAGGAACCGGACGTGTGGGCGCCGAGCTTGAGGAGCTTTGAGTTGAGACGCTGATCTGCTGCGGTATTGGTGGGCTGCATTTTGATTACTGTATACTTCTCCGTTCAAAAAAGAGCATTCGTTTTACGCCTAGAGGTGGAACCGCCTGCGGAAGTCCCGCAGACTTGCCCGCAGAGTGGGCTTATTCCAAAGGATCCATCTCGATAAACTACCCGGCGTGTCCGGCTTACTCCAGTGCTCACCCATACCCGAATGACGCTTAATATACCGTGCTCTACGAGTCACATCCTTGTGCTTTGTAAAGTCACTGTAGCCCTTGGCTCCAAAGGGAACGATCTTCTCCTTCCCGTCCTTTTCAAATACCGCATCCCACTTCTTGTCAGCCTTGTGCGACTTGCGCAGTGTCTTCAGTCTCATTATAGTGTAAAAAGGTTTTTTGTCCGTTGTGCGTCTATGCACTCAGATCCCGCATGGCAGCCTTCTTTGCTAGGATGTGTTCAACGTGGGCGTGTAGTCGTTCTCCGAGTGAGGGAGGTGGTTCCTTGTAGGGTGGGAGGTTGTCGTAGCAGTACCGAGTTCGGAAGTCATACTTGATCATGTCCTCAAGAGTTGCCCCGTTTGGACCGTACGTCCAGCAGATCTTGTTCCTCCTTGGTCCAAATCCGTAGGGATACTCGCAGAAGCAGGCATGTCCCCTGCAGGACGGGCGCGGCGGGGTTCCAAATACAAGTGTGCGAAGTGACATTCTGACGAGACCACTCTCATCTTGCAGTAGTGGGATCCATTTTGAGGTGATCGTCCAAAACGGATTTGATGATGCCAAGAAAACAGATAGTAGGTCTATCAACAATACATACTACTCTACTCAACTCAGAATGGCAACTCCTCAGCGCAAGAAGCCCGTGTGGATGGACGACAAGGATTGGGAGGCAATGAAGCCCGCGCTTGATACGGCGCGGGAAGAGGCCGCAAAGGTCGCAGCAGAGAAGGCCGCACGCGAGGCGGAGACCAAGGCAAAGTGCGTGGCCTGGCACGCATCCAAGCCGAAGTGGGTGCGTCAGGAGGTGGTCACGCATCCCGGAGTTCGCGGGAACGAGCGGGAGTGGGAGGTTCCCCCCAAGACAGGGTTCGCCAATGTTCCGAACCGAGCCAAGTGCCCGTTCTGCGGGAAGGACTAGACGTAACGCCAAGAGACCAAATCATACAACCCTTTTTACATGTCGGCCAAAACGGAAACGTTTCAGTCAAAATTTTGGCAGTCAGGGACAAGACACACATACACGCCAAAATGCCTACCTGCACTGCCTTCACCAAGAACGCCTCACCCTGCACCCACAACGGACACACCAACGGCCTCTGCGGCTACCATGCCCCCATGGTGGCCACGCCTGAACTTCAACTCAAATTTACCCGCACACAAGCTCGCCTTCGGGCGCAATGGCAAGCGACCCTAGGAACCGTGCCCGTTCCTGTGGTCGCAGCGCCCGTGGCCCCGCCGCCTCCGCCGGCCCCGCGTCGGATGTGCGGGCACCTCAAGAGGGATGGCCGTCCGTGCGAGGCACTGGCACAGCATCCGGATGGGAAGTGCGGAATGCATCACGCCGTGCTTCTCCGCCGCGGGCATCAGCTCATGTTGGCCAATGCTATTGCGGAACTGCGCCACATGCGCACACGCGGACGCACGCCAGCCGAGTTGGACGTGTATGTCCGCCAGCAGGAGGCTAACTTGCCCCCGGAGTATCGGGTTGTCTTATTGCGCCACGCGGATCAGATGATCCTGGCGAACTACTTTGCACAACTCCGCATCATCGTCCTGGACGAGGGCGACGTTGCCATTGCCACCGCGCTCATTGCGGCGTGGGGGACAGACCCAGGGATCAACCCGCGCCGACAGGGGTTGCTCGCCGGATTTGCGGGCGCACTCGCTCAGCAGATTAGGCCTCACGTGCCGGCACCGATCCCCGCCAACCGCCGGGAGGCACAGTTGGCCGCGGATTCGCAGAATGTCCACACAACCGAGATTTCCAAACAGATGAAGGAGGCCATTGACATGTTGTGCGCGGTTGAGGTTCCGAACACACAGAAGGCCACGGTCCATGAGATGCGCGAGTCGTGGCGCCGGATGGGAAAGACGGAAGCGGAGATTGCCGTTGTCTACCGCGACGTGAGTACTTGGTGGAACAAGAACACTGTGTATACTCTTGACGACCGGCTGTACCGCCGTTGCATGCGCGGCCTGTGGTACACCATCAAGGGGTACAAGGGGGAAGTGCGCGAGGAGTTGGAGAAACGCATGTGGGACGAGTGCCGGGATGCGTGCGTTCCGTACTCTGTCTGCACACAGGGGCACCTGGCACGCCTGAGCAACGTCATGGTTGGATTTGACGACGCCTTTGCACAACCGGTCCCGGTGGGAGAGATCCTTCAGCAGAAGATGGCCGCCATTGCGGGGATGGACATTGAGTCTGAGAAGCAGGTTGAACTTGCCAAGGCCCTTCTTGAGGAACTCAAGATCCCCGAGGAGAAGCATGCGGATTGGCTCGCGGCCTTCTGAACAGTGTGACATGTGTCACAACCCCATAAATCTTTTTACATTCACCCCCACGGATCGTCCAAAATGGATTTGAACCCACCAATAAACAACATCTTAGGCGCCCACAACCACACCACACCACCCCCACACTCCACAACCACCCCCGAAAAATGACCCCTGAGGAGCGTTCGGCCGCCACGAAGGCCCGCTGGGCCGCACTCAGCGACGAGCAGAAGGCCGAGCGTCTGGCCAAGATGCGCGCGGGTCGCACGGCCGCGGTGGCCCCCGCCGAGGCCCCGCTCAAGATCAAGAAGCCCAAGATGACTGCCGAGGAGCGCTCGGAGGCCGCCCGCGCACGCTGGCTTGCCCTCTCGGACGAGGACAAGGCCGAGCGGCTGGCCAAGATGCGCGCCGGTCGCCCGGTGGTCGCCCCCAAGGAAGTCAAGGTCAAGATGACCAAGGAGGAACGCGCGACCGCGACCCGCGCCCGCTGGGCCGCGCTGTCCGACGAGGACAAGGCCGCACGCATCGCCAACATGGTGGCCGCCCGCGCCGCCGCCCGCGCAACCGCGTAGGCACCCACGCAACCCACAACCAAAACACAATACCATTTTTCATTTCGTATGCGGTCTCTGGGCCCTCACAGGTACCCACCATCGTCTAAAATGGATTTGAAAGTGGCAAGGAAAGTCATCTCAGGTCTATCAACAATAAAAGCATATACCTAACACTCTCTCAACCTTCTGCCATCCAACTCTTCACCCAACTTCAACCTTCAACCAACCTTCAACTCATCCTCCGCAGAGATGGCCCTGTGCCTGGTGCCGTTCGCGGTTCGCCAGCGCCGCCGCGGGCTTGTGCGCGACCCCGCGGTGACTGGCTTCTTCCAGTGGGTTCCCGAGGGACAGACTGTAGCAGACCGCAAGAAGAAGGCGCAGATCCGCAAGGTCGATCGCGTTCTTGCCGTCCTCTCGCGCTTTGTCGCCAAGTGCGCCCGCATCCACCGCTTCCGCAAGGTGTTCCCCCTTGAGACCGAGGCGTGGTCCAACATCATGGAGCGCGAGGATATCCGGGTTGCCGCCGACCGCGCGGCCCGCCTGCGCGACCTGATCGTGATGCCCGAGGCCGCCCTGAATGCCCACTTCCGCCAGCAGATCGCAAATGTGCAGGAGATCGGGAAGCTTTGGGATTTCATGGTGTTCATCCGGGCCAAGCGGGCACAGCGCCTTGCCCAGATCGAGGAGAACCGCCAGGTGTGGCACGAGTTGAACTTCTCTGCAATCGGTCTGTCGGTCCGCACGAACGCCGTCCAGGCCAGCGCATTCACGGTTGGATCCACGGTGATCCAGCCAGTTGGTGTGGTTAACGAGTGGGTGCCTATGAGCTTCCACACCATCGCCGCGCCGGTTCAACTGCACAATACTATGCGCGCGGCTCCCGTGCGCCGCGTCACGGGCCGCTTCTCTGCCCTGGACTCGGATGACGAGTAAGAGAACCGCAAAGAACACAAACCAAACAAAAAACAACACTGTTTTTCGTTTCGGGTCTTGGTTCCCTATAGGTACCTGCGGGCAGTCTCTTCGCCGACTTTATACCTTTTTGCCCCTTCCCTTCTTCGCGCTAGGAAGCTCAACTTGAATGTCTAGCGTATCCAGTTTGTCCTTCATCTCTGCTGCAATCTTCCCAATTTCACTTTGGAATTCGCACATGGACGCATTGATTACACCCTGTGTTTTCGTCCACTGAGTTGTTAGTCTCATGACAAGAGCCCATCCATTCAACAGTACCCCGCGCGCATTACTAGACCATGTCTTGAGATCATCGCCTACACTCAACTCCCGCATATTCTGAAGAAGCTTAATATACTTGCGCCACGGCTCAACAACCGTTCCTACGACCAACTGAAGTCGCTCAATCGGGTTTTCAGCTACATTATTCATATAGACGGCCACCTTGTCATCGCCAATGATCTCAGTTTCAACCCAAAACCGACTGTGATTTGGCACGTGTGTCCTAGTACAAAGCAGGATCGCAATCTTCGCATCCTCATGTTCGGCAAAATTATCGTGGAACTTCTTTACATCATGGATACTGTGTAGCCTACCATCGTGGTTCTTTACGTCGATCATGATGGTCGTATCATCCCACACTAGGTGCCTATCCATCTTGCCTGTCTCACCCGATGTGTCAACAATGGTCGCTCCAAGAAAGGCAGTTCGTAACCACGTATCCACCATTTGCTCCCCGGCATCGCCCTTGTGCGAACTTTTATTCATAAGTGCCTCGTGGCTTGACTTCTGGTCGATCTTTGATTGAAGAAGGCCGCGCTCCTGCTCCAGCTGAGCTGTCTTGACACGCATGTATTCAACCTGCTCTGCAAGAGTGCTACGTTCGCGTTCAACCGCAGAGAGCATAATCTTCTGCTCCTCAATCCACTCCTGTCGCATCTTCTCAATCTTAGACTCAAGTCCTGACGCATTCAGATTATCCATCGCCATTTGGCGCATAGCCTGAATGTCACGGTCCTTCTGCGCGATCAGTCGCTGCGCTTCCTCGTCCTTCTGCAAAAGCTTCTGTTCTGTGTCTCGCTTGAACGCCTCCAGCTCCTGCTGGGTCTCATCAAAATTCTTTTTCCACTTGACATTGAGATGATCGTGAAGCTTATCCTCGCCTAACTGGTGCTGTCCTTGAACTAGCTCGCTGCCCCATCGCAGCGCATTCATGATGTCAACGCTGCTCGCAGTCGCGTACCATTCCGGAACGACAAGGTCGCCAAATGGGCCACGAGTATGCCCGACCCCAGTTTGAGCTAGTCCGGCAATTAGCTCGCGCTTCCTATCATCCGGACACTGAACCCCCGATTTTGTCTCCAGTTCCTCAAGACTCTTCAACGGATTGTCTGTATCTATCGCCTTTTCCCATCCCTTCTTGTCACCAGTCTTTACTCGAAACAGCAATGTCTTAACGACGCACCAACTTGTCATGATATATATTATTGCCTGCATTGAACCGTGTAAATCACAATCCCACCAATGGTGGCATCACAATCCCACCAATGGTGGCATCACAATCCCACCAATGGTGGCACCATATCCTTTGGGGGAGGGTATGGCAAACTGTCATTTTCAACCTAAAGTCGCGCGGCTATATTAAGAGGAGTAATAAACAGTCAGGCGTAG